TCTCGAATGGTCTCCACGCTCTCGTGGAGCATGACCTGCCCCTCGCGCAGGAACACGACCTCGTCAAGGATCTGCTCGACGTCGGCGATCAAATGCGTGGAGATGATGACCGCCGCGTCCTCGCTGTAATTGCCGATGATCGTGCGCAGGATATAGTCGCGCGTTGCGGGGTCTATAAAATAAGGGTGTAATAATATGCAAAGGTATGGAAATAAAATACAAGCTAAATTATTGATAATTAGGGGGTTACAAGAATTTTAAGATATTATAAACCAACATTTTTTAAATGTAAGGATAATTTACTCTTTTTGGTAGTTTATACTATATAAACTAACGCTTTTTGTTGTATATTTTCAAAACAGACCCACACACCCCCCCTAAATAGCCATAAATCAGCGCGGTAGTCACCTCATCTAAAAATTTTTTCTTCCGATTTTTCGACCTACTTGTAAGGTTTAATTACTTTTACTATCGAAAGTATATTTGTGCATATTCATACACTCACCTATTTTTAACATTTGACAACATCAACTTCTATATTGGTGAGCAAAACCATAAATGTATATCTAATATTCATTTCATGTATATCCAAAATGTATATTTATACCCTTTATATACTAGTGTTTTAGCGTATATTCAGGATATTTTCCTTATCTTTGTATTGTCGATATTTTATAGTCGACATGTTGTAAGGACGAGCTGACACGTGTTATCCGTCAGAAAGTCCCTGTTTATCGGGGGTAATCCTACACAATAACGGAAAATTAATATTATTATTGTACATAAATGGAAAATGGTATTGCTATAGACACATTGCACGCTCAGCTGCTTGACCTTTCTAGGCATGACGAGTACGGCTTCGAAGAGCTCCGTTGTCAGGACTGGGGTAAGGCGAATTCTGAGAAGTACAACAAGCTGAAGTCTAATTTCATCAGGTCAATGAGACGTCTGGCGAAGAAGGCTCCGGTGAAGTACTACAACGGTGCTTACTACATGTTCAACGGCAAGATATACGAAGCTGTTCCGAAGATAGTCCTTGAGCAGGCTTACCAGCTGTTGCTCCTCGACCTGGCCATGGCTCCGATGCTAGGCATAAGTACGGTGATGAACAAGTCGTTCATGGAGGTGATAGAGTGCTACAACATACTGAGACCGACCTTCGATATCGTTGCATTCGCCAACGGAGTGGTTGACTTCGGAAGCGGGCTGAAGTATCCGAACGTGATGCCGTTCTCTCCCGACTACCATGTTACGTACTACCATCCCTACGACTACAATCCGAGGGCGAGGTGTGACAGGTGGATGAACTTCATACACGAGGTGCTCCCTGACAGGACATCGAGGATGATCCTCCAGATGTTCCTCGGCCTCGGCCTCATACAGAGAGGTACTGCATACAATCCGTACGAGGGGAAGGAGTCATCGAAGATTGAGCTCTGTCTTCTCCTTATAGGTACGGGAGCCAACGGAAAGAGTGTCATCTTCGACGTTGCCTGCAACATATTCGGGAAGGACAGGATAAGCAAGATGGACTACGCCGACCTCACTGCCGACGGAGACGAAGGAATGAGGGGAAGGTATCCTATCAGGAACGCCATCTTCAACTGGTCTTCCGATTCCGACCCGAAGAAGTTCGGAAGGAAGAACACCGGTATGTTCAAGAGACTCGTGAGCGGTGAGCCCGTCCCGATGAGAAAGCTCGGCAGGGATATTCTGGAGGGGAACTCAATCCCCTACCTCATCTTCAACCTCAATGAGCTTCCGTTCCCAGACGATGCTTCGCTCGGATTCATCAGGCGCTTGCAGTACGTGAGCTTCGACGTGACCATACCAAAGGAGAGGCAGGACCCGGAGCTGGCGAGCAAGATTATTCGTGAGGAGCTGAGCGGAGTGTTCAACTGGATATTCCGTGGCGCGATGGAGCTGAGGAGCAGGAAGTACAGATTCCCGGCAGCGGAGGGCAGCAGGAGACAGCTTCTTATCTCCCTTCTTGGAAGCAATCCTATCTATGCCTGGATAAGGGCGTATGATATGAGATGCAGCCCAGAGGCGAGGGGCGAGATTTCGGAGTGCATGCTTGCCAAGGAGATGTACGAGAGATTCGTCGAGTTCTGCAAGGCCAACGATGTCGAGGATAAGGATATCCCTACGATCCAGAAGTTCGGACGGGATATGAGCGACAAGCACGGCTTCTTCAAGAAGAGGTCACAGGGAGGAATGACGTATCAGGTGTACGGCGCGCAGATGATTGACCTGAAGCAGGAGCTTCTCATCAATGACGTGAAGAATAAATTGCGTGGTGAGGAGGATATCAGGCAGCCGGAGAGCTTCATTCAGCCTGATGATTAACGGTTATAAAACAGATTTCTATGATAGACAAGGAATATATCAAGGAGATTATCTCCTGTATCACGAAGAAGAAGGCTGACGGGAATATTGTTCCGGCCACTGCTTCGATGAGCGAGATTATGACTGCTGTTCGCGAGGATGCCATGGAGTGCATGAGGACCATGTGCAACGATAAGGAGATTGTGGTGAACAGAACGTTGAACAGTGTTTCATTCAAGTGTTTGTAGCTTATGGGAGAAGAACGTAATTTTGAGTTTTTTATATGCGACTGTCAGCTTCCTGCTGTTGTTTCGCCAGAGTCAACAATATGGCTGCTACCTGCGGACTCCAACGAAGAGGAGGTATCTGGCTCTATTAAGAAGTATGTAGATAAGGCTGCTGAATCAGGCGATAGGATGTCTTCTTGCAGGTATGGAAATATCAGTGGTGAGTTCACCCTTGATGTTGAATGCAGTGAAGGCTTAGACGAACTTATGCTCGAAATCCTCTACGGCGACAGAATCAAGAAAACCACAGATCGTCTCAACGACGAGTGGCTAAAGAAGATGTGGAATGTTTCTGAGGACGACCTAATGGTTTTCAGATTCGAGCAGATAGCCAAAAAGTTTGATTCTGCGCGTGAAAGACTGGATTCTGCGTGTGAAAGACTGGAAGTTATACGTAGAACGAGATATACAGCTTTTTAATTATGAGAAGACATCACAATCCGAACAAGGTTCCGCCGTTCAAGCCGGATCCTGAACATTGGACCAGGAAGGTTCATTCATGGAAGGCGAAGGTCGCATACGAGACTGAGGATGATGCTTGGGAGTTTCTGAATCAGAATCCGAGATTGAAGACACTTGGATGGCATCCTTACTTGTGCAAGGTTTGCTCAAAGTGGCATATTGGTAGGTTACATAATTAATGATTATGAAAAAAGAAGATAGACTTAAAATATATCGCAAATACGATGGGCATTGTGCTTATTGCGGCAAGAGCATTGAGTATAAGGATATGCAGGTTGACCATCTCGTCCCGAAGAATCGAGGGTGTTACTCGCGTTGGAGCGACAATGAGGGCAAGTTTGTTGTTTCCCATGGCGATGACTGTATGGAGAACTATATGCCATCTTGCAGGTCTTGCAATCTTCGTAAGCGTGATATGAGTTTGGAACAATTTCGCTCAGAGATTACAAGACAAGCGAAAGGTCTGCTTAATGGCAAAGCTTCTTTCCAAGTAAAGATGTCGCTTGCTTATGGTTTAATCGAAGAGCACTTTGATAGACCTATTGAGTTCTATTTCGAGAAATTTAAATAGTTGAGAATATGAGCATTCAAGCACAAAACGATTTAATAATAGGTATCGCTTCCAGCAATCTATATGAGGGATGCCGTAAAAACGGAATTTCGAAGGAAGTAGTTTCCGATGTTTTAAAAGGAATGATTGAAAATCCTGTTTGCAATACAAAATGCTGGTTAAATAAATAGTTGAGAATATGAAGAAGTTTTTATTAGTTGCATTAATTGCAGTGGTGTCGCTATTGGCATCATGTAGCAGAAATCAGAGATTCCAAGAAGGCAATCGTGAGTTGTATGACACTATTACGGTGTACTCTGTTGACAAAATCGTAGAAACGTCTGGCAGTAAAGACAGAATCAGGACAGATACTTATTATCTTGTTGCTACAGACAAGGGAGCATATCGTATAGATTTGTACGGAATATGGGGTAATCCTCAACTTGTTGGAGTTATAAAACAGGACAGAACATATATTGTTGAAACGAAATGGTTCGATGCTCCAATTCTTAAGGAATACAAACGTATAACTAAACTGATTCGTGAATTATGAAGAAGAAAGGATATTACGAGTTTGACCCTGTGATATATCCACGCAAACTGTGGGTGCATATAGGAGGCGACTTTATAGATATTGCTAAATCTGCTTTCGATGGAATAATACTTCCTGATGGCAAAGATGAGTATTTTGGTATAACCTACGAGAAAGCAGAGAGGAAGTCTGACAAGAAGTACGGAATACTCGTGTCGTTCCCTTCAAAGAAGTATATGACAATGGGTAATATCTCGCACGAAAGCAGCCACGTAGTAAATGCCATCGAGAAAGCGTGCGGTATAGACCACGGAAAAGAGCCTTCCGCATATCTCTTCGGATGGGTAGCCTCTTGCATCAACAAGGCTCGTTTGGGTATCGGAGATTTTATTGAGATTGAGAATGATGAAACTAATTAGCAAAGAAGAAGTGAAGAAAAACCATAAGGACATTCTTGGTTTGGATTTGTTGTTTGCGGAGAATTTTCCTCCATATAGTAGATTTTTGGAAAAATGTTTAAATACTTAAAATACATCATGTACGTCGGCATCTGTGGCTACGTGCATACAAAAGGAGAATAGCTTATGGATAAAAACGAGAAATTAAAACTTGGTGACATTTACTTTGCGCCTAAAGAGTTTTTCCTAAATAATTCCGTCGGAAAGCTAAAGCAGCAAATAGAAAGTAATGCGGATGTCCGAGAGAACGGAATGGTTATGTGTGCGGTTATTGAGGATATGAATTCTGTTTTTCCACACAAATCGGAATATACAATAGCAGTTAAGCAAAAAGAGTTTGCACCTCCAATTAGGGCTTATGTAAATAAGGACTATGACTTTGAGTGCTTTAAGCAACTTTCGAAAGCAGAAATGAAAGTTTATGGTCTGCTTTGGTTTTGTTTTGGGGTTTAATATAGAAGGAAATAGCTTATGAAAGCGATTATTGTAATTAACCTTCCTTTGGGAATGGGCATTGATAGAGAAATTACAGAGCCTTATGGCTATGATTTATTCTACGGAGATGAAAATATCGAAGCCCAGTGGAAGAAACTGGAAGAACTTCGGGAAACTGGTGGTGTTATTGTTGTTCAACCAAGCCATACTAGTGCGGTTCGCGAGATCCTTAACCCTTATATTGGTGAGGATGGATTTATCAAGGAATGTGGTTTACGAAAGGTTCACACAGAAGAACATGGTGATTTCTGTATTATCCTTTATCACAACCCGTCAGAGGTTATGGCTCTTAGAGCATTTTATTTGAATAGTAAAAAGAAATAGCTTATGATTAAGAAAGAAGATATTAAGGTTGGGCTGCGATTTTACATCACACGAAATGATTGCTTAAAATGCAATTTTGACCCGATAGGTATTCAGGGCAGCAGCACCCCTATTCTGTTCAATGCCGAGAGAAAGGATGCTGATGTTTATATATGTACATCTGTTAGCACAGATTTCGAGTATAAGGAAATAAAAGTTGAACTTTAAAATATTGTTATCATGGCATTACCATTTGGAAAGACTATCAAGACAAGACACTTCACTGTACTGAAGTTCAGCAAGAGCTTGTCTAAGAAAGAGGTTGCTTCACTCAGAGAGGATATCCCTGCTGAGATCAAGAAGCATTTACAGAGAGGCTCGCTGCCTTTCATCAAGATTGCGAACATTGCCGGTACATGGGGAATCGAGTACTCTATCGGTACATCAATGTACGCTGCACTCGATGAATGTATTCCTATTGCTGTAGGAGACCATTACGAGTTCTCCAAGGATGATGGAAACATCATCGAAGCATTTGCCCAGCTTATGTATGCGGATACATCGTTGCCTGGCGATGCAGAATACACGGCAGGTAAGTTGAAGCTTCGTGACGAATACCTTGCCCGTGAGTCTGCGAGACTGAATGCTGCTGCCGACAAGGGCAAGACTGAAGAGCAGCTTCGCAAGGAAAGCGATGAGGCCGTGCAGGAAGTCATCGACCGAGATAAGCACGCCGAGACTATTCTTGAGATGGCAGAGCAGATTAAGAAGGAAGGAGGCAAGGATGAGCGATAAATTGCTTGAGGTCGTTCAAGACCATACTTCCCTAGTACAGGCACTCCAGTTCATTTTGGAGGCCGCAGAGACGAAAAAACTGCCATCATACGGCGTTCTACCTACGTTTAATGACGATATGCTTGAAGATCAGGTGCGAATTGCGCTTGAACTCATCACCGGAGAGAAGTATCCCTGATTGAGTTTATATTTTTCTTCTACTTTCATAATATAAAAGTGAGGGGTGGTATCTGTGAAGACACCACCCCTCGTAACCAATTAAACAGAATTACGAACAGCAGAACGAATCTGTGAACGTATATCTGCCTGCAAATGTACTTGGTTTTGCAGAAATTCTAGTAAAACAAAGTTACTTTAACACGAATTTAACTATTTCTTCTTCTTTTGGAATGTCGCCTGGCCATTTTTAAAGATAATGCAGTCCTCGCAGCATCGAGGCATTGACAGAGGAATGTAGTAATGGACCACATTGTTTTCCGTATCAATTTCATCCTGCTTAATCTTAGAATAGTCTGCTATCATGGCTGTCGTCTTTTGCCACTCTGGAGAGCCAAATTTCTGCTTTCGCTGAGCGATAACGAGGTTTCTCAGAATCTCTTCCTTCGAGGTAGCCTTAATAAGTTCCTCCTGGGTGAGCTCATCGGCGTTCTCGTTCTTCACTTTCTTTCCCTGCACCTCTGCGATTCTCTTCTGAACGGACTCCTGGGCTTCTAGCTTATTCATCTCGTTTTCGAGGAAAGATTTCTCCCAAACGCCTATTCCTTCTCCCTGAAATGCGATGGCCCAGCTGTCACGGACGGACATGCCAGAACCGCGGAGACTGGCGTAGATGTAATAGCGAGGGTCTTTCATCTTGAGAGCCTTCGCCTTCTTGTACGTATCGACGGATAACGTGTATCCTTTTGTTTCTTCAATCATAGTCTTATTTCTTTTTATTATCCTTGAATGCAAATAAAGTGTAGCAACAACACGAAACGTGGAATGGTGGGTATGGATCTTTGAAAGAATGGAGTCCGGCATCGGCTTCGTTTTGACAAATCAAGCACGGGAAGTCGCTTCCTCTCTTGACATAGAATCCGATAGCCTTATTCTCCTGCCCATACTCCTGCTCTGCCTGCCCCCACGCCAAAGCAATCACCTGAGAAGCGTTTCTTACGATATTATGATAGGCGTTTTTGTAGTAGCCTTTTCCGTAAGAAGGAACATCGATGTTGATATCCTTTCTCTTCGCTTTGGTGATGACTGATGTGCGGTATGGGTCCTTGTAGCCGGTACGGATGGAAGATAGTAGCTGCTGGTCTGAATATCCCATAAGAGTACCTGCCTTGATCATCCTTACAATATCTTCAGCAAAGTTTCCGAGATAGACGGTGTTTCTTTCAGATGTCGTCTTTCCGTAGATGTCGCTGACGAGAAATGATTCTATATTCTCGCTGTCAATCCCGAGAATCTTGCATGAAGCCTTGGAGTAGGCAGAGATGTAGCTATTGATACTTTCCTCTGCCTCAGCAGTAACATTCTTGGCGTAAGAGAGCAGGGCTGACTCGTTTTCGAGCCTGCCCGCACCTCTGTATCGCTTACTTGCGGTAATTACCTTCTGTGTCGTTTTCCAGAGGATATCAGCAACATGGTCCTCGCAGTTTCGGATTGCCTGCAAGCGCTTCCTGCTGTAATCGACAGAACGTTTTAATTCATCCATAGGCTTACTTCTTTACGGTCTTCCAGTTGTTACGGCCCGGCCAGTTGCCGTTCTCATCCCAGTCTGTCCCGCTTTTGTTCGGTCTGCCAGCGCCACGACCAGTACGTACGTTTCCGCTGCCTCCATTCTGAATATTCGCCGTTGCCCTCTCCTCCTCGATAGCATTCTCTGTCTCATTATCCGCACGCTGAATATCCATAAGAAGGTCTTGCTGGTCCTCCTCTTTCTTCTCTCGTAAGATACGCTCCCACTCGGCATTCTTTGGGAAGTCAGGACAACGCTCCGATGCAGTCTGCTTCGATAGGAATCCGTTCTGAACGGCAGTTGCAAGATTTGTAAGAAGTTCCGTCTTGTTCTGATGTGTATAAGGCTCAATCCATGCATTGATATCGAGACCAACAATAGAAGCCGTCGCATTGTTTTCGTGGCCGATTCCAAACTTGGCAATTTCTACCAGCTTATCAAGGAATGGCTGCAACTTCTGAGAATCATTCATGGCTACCTCTAATGCAGGAGAATAAAGAAGCTTGATGGCTACACCAGGGAGGTCTCCTGACTTCAGCTCGGGAGGTTTTACGGTAAATGACAGCTCATAGATGAGGTCATACGACTTGTTGAGCTGGGTCGCAAAAGCTTCTGATGCATCGGTTCCATTGAGGAATCCCGCATCGTTATCCTTGCTATTCATAGCGATAACCTTGGCGGCTCCAGTCATATCGTCGCCCGAAATGGTAATCTCCTCACCATCACCCTTTACGTAGAATACAGGGAAAGCGTACGCCTTGTTGTTCTCGCAAAGATACGAGAATGCCTCCTCGTAATCTTCGATGTTCTTCTGAACATTGGACCAGCATGGTCCCTCATCATTTCTGATGTATGCAACCGGAATTGAATTGAAGTGATGTTCTTTCTTTTCGGCAAGAGCATATCCGTTCATTCCGAACAATCCCTTAATGAGGTTCGCTGCCTTCTTAGTTACGCTCTTTTTACCAACATCATTTCTGAACCTATAATAATAGGTATCATCCCAGACCTCAACCCACTCGATCTGAGCGTTTCCGTCTTCATCCAAGTCGTAATACTTGCGGGCGAATACAGAGAGTTCTCCTGTTATTGAATCGTAATGCGGGTAGAGATAGTCTCCATTCTTGAATGACAGAACCTTAACTCCGAACTTTCCTTTGTCGATATAGCCGACTGCGGCGGTTTCTGCAACGATCATGTAAGAGCTTACCGCTTCAAAGAACGCAATCTCCATATTGTGCATAAGCCATCCCTTCTTGAAGACATTGAGGTTCTTCTGGGATTCCTCTTCCTCTTCAAGCTCATCTGTACTGTCTGCGAGCTCGAACTGAATGTCGTTTCCGGTTAGGTGTAAGGTGTGTTTTGTTGCGATAACCTGTTGAAAAGCAAATGCGCATCTTGTAATAGGCTGCAAGTAATAATGATTGCCGGTAGAAGGATCTTCCGGGTCCCAATCAGGATTCTCCTTGATTATATCCGGATACGCATTCTTGTCCCAGATTCTGTGTCCGCTTGTGAAGTACTCACGAAGGAAGTCGGACTGGGTTTTTACTCTCCATACACAAGGGTCGTAAGGCATGTTCTGCATGCTTCTGTCACCAACCTTGTCGGAGAAAGTGCCGTGACTCATATATCCGTCAGGCTTAAGCTCGTAGAATGGTTTCTTTACGAGTATTTCTCTAAAATTTAAATTCTCCATAATCCTTTTACCTTTTTATGTTTCTTTTTTGTTAAACTGAATATCATTACGTAGAACCAAGACTCAAAGAAGTCAGGCGAGTGCCCAACATACTTCTTGGCAATCTTCTTAGGCAATAGCTTGAATCCCCTATCGTCGCTGTTCTCGTCGCGCCGAAGCATCTTTCGCTCCTTCTGAAGAATCTGTCTGAGAGGGACCTTGTCGAATCCGTTTCCAGAATACTTTCTTTCGAGCAGGGACGAGTCGATGGAAATCTGCTTCTCCTTTATCATCTTGTAGAATAGCCATGCACACTGAGACTTCAAGTCTTTGTATAGGTATTTGATACCTGCTTCTTCTTGATGGCTCTGTGGAATAGGAGCTGCCTGGTTATTGAATGGGACAGCATCCTTGAAGAACCCCTTGAAGTACTGACCTATGCCCTGCATATCGTAAGTGAAGTTGCATTCCTCAACGCCCCACTCTCTCAGCTTAGCTTCAACTACCGAAACAAGAGTCTTAGGGTCCAGCCTCAGCACAACCAAGTCTTTACAATGCCATCCTTCCCAAAGCCACATTACGAAGTTATCGCCGCCGGTGAATGCGATATCGGCAGAGGCTCTGCGCTTTCCATCTCCTATCTGTTCTGCATTGTCGTAGATTTCATCAAGGTCTTCCATCTTGATCATGTCATCTCCGGCAGCTTTCCAGTTCCAGTTAGCTTCCAGGTCTCGCATACGCTGCTCTTCGTCCTGTTGGGCAAGGTTAGCGATATATGACGCATCGGTAGAGATAAGCTTGATGTTCTCTGATACATCTGCACGGATGAATGTCGCCGACTTGATGAACATTTCGAGCTTTGTGTATCCAAGTTCCTCGTAGCTGTCCTTCCAGAGGCTATCGATGATACCCTTGCACTGCTCGTACACCTCTTCCCTTGTGTCACCCCAGTAGATTGAGTCCGGTGTATCTCCATCCATGAAGCAGTAGCGGATAACTCCGTCTCGCTCCGGTATGATGTATCCGTTCTCGTCAACCCACCAGTCGATGAACTTTCGTACCCAAGATTCCGGATCAGGGTTACAGGTGATCCAGAAGCGGTTTCGGATATGCGCTGCGTTTCGATTGTTTGTCAAGAGGTACTTGAACTTCTTGTATGGGCACTGAGTACCCTCATCGATGCAGACATAGGCATACTGGCGACCCTGGAATCGTGTCTTGAAGTCCTGATAGGCTCCAGCATAGTACGAGAATTTGAGCCATCCTCTGTTATCGAAGTTCCAGGTCATGTCATTTGGTGACTTATTGTAAGTTCCAAATTGGGAGAACAATTCATAAGAGTCTGTAACTAAGGACTGTAAGTCGTCTTTTTCGTTGCGAAGAATCGTTGCATGAAAATCTGGATTTTTGATGTCCTTCAGAACTTCCATAAGGGAAGAGAACGATTTAGAGCCACCTCGCGAGCCTCCAACTATCTTAATATCAGCATCAATAGACAGCATTCGTTCCTGACCGCCACGCTGAGCTATAATCTTCAGCTTGTCGGGATGCTTCTTGTCGGCGTCTCTTAATGATTGGATATACTCTTGAGTGTAAATAGGCTCTCCGTTATCCAATTTTAATCCTGAAAATACATCTTTCTGCATAAATATACATTTAATGCTGCAAAAATATACAATTTTCTTGGATAATTGTATATTTATTCGTATATTTGCGGCATAAAACGTATATTTATACACATTTAAGGTGGAAGAACCACTTTCGGGATAACATTTTTAATAAAACAACAACATGACAAGAGAAGAACTCTTAGCATTGGTCAACAAGGAACTCGGTAGTACCAAGTTGACAATTAGCGAGAAAACCATCAATGAAGAACTTGATGATGTACTCGAAGATTTTGGTGAAGACGAAGCTGCAAACGCCAAGTTGGTAACCAAGGTTACAAATCGCTTGAAACGCATGGACGGCAATCTCCATTCTGACGTTTCTCAGCAAGTTAAGGAATACAAGAAGAAGGCGAAAGAACGTCAGAAGGCAAAGGAAACTGAGCTTGACGAGGAAGAGCCGGAAAAAGACGAAATTCCTAACGAAGAGGATATGCCTGAGTGGGCAAAGAAGCTCATTGGTGAAGTCAAGAAGGAGCGTGAGGCGCGAGAGCAGAAGGAAGCAGCTGACGCAAAGAAGGCGTTGGTGAACTCCATTAAGGAAGGTCTTAAGGCTAAGTTTGAGAAAGCCAATATTCCTTTGAATTCGTTTTTCGTTAAGACAGCTTTGGATAAGCTTGAGATTCCTGATGGTGAAGCAGACATTAAGGATCTTGTCGGTAAGGCAGAGGTTCTTTACAATGCTGACATCAAGGAAGCGGGTATCAATCCAGACACCAAGCCTCGAAGCGGAGGTGGCGGAGCCGGAGGAACCGGAACCGTAGATGAACACGAGTTCGATGATGTTGCAACTATCAGATCTCGACACAAGCCTAAGGACGAATAAAAATTAGTATTCAGGATAACAAATTTATTTATTGATTATGGGAACAGTTTCTCCTTATTACAGTGAAAGGATGAATGGTAGCGGCTTCTTGCCAGGTCGTTCCCTCATCCAGGCTCGTGGCGAAATCGGCGGTATCCGCTATGTATTCGTCAAGTTGATTGGCGCCGCAAAGGATGCTTTCCGTACTCCTACAACTGGTGGTAAGTTGCTCAACCCTTTCAAGGGTCCTGCAAAGATTTACGCCGGTGACTTCCTGGAGTATGATCCTGGCATCTATGGCAACGCAGGCGCAACTGTTAAGATTCTCAAGTCTTATCAGTGCGCAAAGAAGACCGGTGCTACTGACACAACTCTCCTTATTGTACGTGATGGCTATAAGCATATTCCGTTCATTGGAGACAATATCATGGTGGCTCCTGACGCTCTCGATGGCACAGGCACAGCAGTTACGGTTACAGGTGTTGAGAAGACAACCGAGGCAGGCGCAGACGTATGGAAGCTTACTTTGTCAGCAACACTCGGTGTTGTAGCAAAGGATGCGGTACTCGTTGAGGCCGCAGCTGCCGGCGATGCCCAGAAGCCTATGGTAACCAACCCTAACGGTTATGCTCAGTGCGACTACGACTTCCTGTTCACTCCAGGTAACGATTTCGAGGATGGTGCTCGCTATATGCTTACCCCATTCCTTGCTAACGACGACACCGTTATGTACATCGACAGGATGTCTCCAATCCCTCCTGCAATCAAGGCTCTCAACAAGAGTCGCGTTAACGGATGGTTCCATCTCTAATTATTAACCTTAAAGATTGATTCAGGATTATGGCAAAATTTGATTTTAATAATTCGCGACTTGCCAAGTTCTTCGGTTCTCAGGAGAACACGGCATATTTGCAGAGTTTCCTTGATAAAAAGGAAATCTTCTTCACTAACTACGGTTGGTACAAGACACAGGGACACAACGCTTCCTTCCTGACAACTACCGACAACTATGGCTTGTCAACATTCAACGTAAAGGCTCGCAAGCTGAAGGCAGCTCCTATGGCTGACCTCCGTGCTCCTCTCGGCGATTCTAATCAGATGGACAAGAACGGACATAAGTGGTACACCGCTTCTATCCCTGACTTCATCACTCCTGGTTATGTTGAGACCGCAGTTGAGCGTTATGCACGCATCAAGCAGTTTGAGGAGTTCGGCAACGACGCCGATATCTTGGCAGACTGGAGTGACGAGGTCCAGACCCGTATCGACTCAGTTGATGCAACAATGAACTTTATGACCGCTCAGTTGATGTCTACCGGTAAGATTGATTACTCTGGTATTGGTCGTGGTATCTCTACCCCATTGCACAAGGCTATCGACCCTATCGAATACGGTGACAACTTCATCAATGGCGGTGCTAAGGAGTGGGCTGACCCTTCTGCTACCATCCTTACCTACATGAAGGAGAAGGAAGCCAAGTATCGCGAGACCCGCGGTGGTTTCGATGGCGCTTTGGTCTGGCAGATGACTCGCAATACATTCTATAATGTATTCTTGAAGAACGCAGAGGTTCGCGAGCTTGTTACCAATTACCGCCAGCTGAACTACATTGCCTCTACCAAGACAATGCCTATCAGCAAGGAACAGTTCATCCAGGCATTCGTTGACTTCGAGGGTGTATCTCCTATCGAGATTGTGACTGAGAAGGAGCGCAACCTTACTCATACAACCGATGAGTACAAGCAGGGTTGGTCTGACAACATCGTTGTTCTCCGTCCTGCCGGTGATGCTTGTGAGTTCGAGCGCACAGACAGTCTCGATCGTAAGCTGATTGAGTATGCTGGTAACAAGGCTATCTCTACCGTGTTCGGTACAACTAACGATGGTCTCGGTCTGCTCATGAACTCAGTAGTTCCTAACGGTAAGTACATGGAGTGGCACACAGACATCATGTTCTCTGCTTGCCCAGCTCTCATCGACTTCCCAGACCATTGCATTATGGACATTACCAAGACTGATTAATTTCGGCCTTGGAACTATTAACGTAACTAGATTATATGACTATGGATTCGGAGATGAACATTTACACTGTGAACGACTACCTTATTAATAAGGTGAAGTTCGAGATGCCGATGAAGGCTCTGCTGGGCATCATGCACGACAGGGAGCTTGAAAACGGCATCGACCTCGAAGCCTGCGACAAGGACAAGGTAAGACTTGCCTATGCCGACATGCTGAAATGGTTTGTTCTTGGTCCGAGCAAGGTGAACAACACCTCCGATTCCGATAACGGATGGACTCATTCGGGAGGTGGCTATGACATGTCGGACAACGACAGGAGCGAGATGAAGGCAGAGGCTAACGCTATCTATGCGGAGCTGGAGCCTGATTCGATGCTCAAGAAGAAGTCCACCTTCCGGGTGACCTCCCACGGAGTAAAGAGGGCGAATTATTCTCCTTGGGGAGAACCTCTCCCTCACATCATCAAATAAGGCGTATGGAAAAGGAAAACATCAGAAACCCAAGATACCCTCACATCATCAAGATCGTGAGGAAGGTCGTCGGAAAGGCCGACCCTGATGACCCGTTCGCCGATGATGATGCTCCAGTTGGTGAGGACAAGGAAATCATTCTCTACTATGGCGAAGGCCGCAGCTACACCGATACCACTACAGAGGGAGACAAGAATGTCGACCAGAACAAGAGGAAGGCATCGATTCCGGTCAGATATGACGAATGGGATGCTGACAGATGTCCTCTTGACGGCGACACCATCTACTCCACTGTCGGCAACAACACCGAGGTAGGTATGGTTAAGGACTGCGAGCCGGATAATAACAGGACTGTTGTATATTGGAATTTGACAAGGGTTTAGATTATGGCGAAATACTTTAGCGGAAAGCGTCTGTCTCTTGGAGCGCAGTTCGAGCATCAGATTAAGCCAAGGGTCGAAAAGCTGGCGTATGACAAGATGCTTGCGATTATGCAGGAACTTGCTCACAGAACCGTCAACTATTTCAAAGAGAACAGGACGTTCTACAATATCACCGGTAACGCATATACTTCGTTCTATGCAGCAGTGTATTACAAAGGAAAGCTCATTTACATGGTGCGTGCCTCGAAGGGTGAAAAAGCACCAACGCGAGTAACCCTGGCAGAAGGAGAGAAATACAACCTCCCGTTCTACTACGACGGAGGCGAAAACAAAGGCTACACCGGTTCAGTCGGTGGCGGTCACCAGTGGGGTCCAAATCTTATCTACGGACGTATCGGAAAAGTGAAATCTTCCGGGAAAGACTGGGCGCTCGTTGCGATATGTCCTGTTGAATATGCAGTATTCGATAAGGAGAACCGCATTTTCGAGACAGTTTACAACACATACGAGTCTCTTCCAGATATGTTCGATGCCTGCGTAGTGTACGCCAATAGTTCAACTTTTAACAAACTGTAAGCTATGGTAGATATCAAGCAGATATATTTCGACTTAGGAAACGCCGTAAAGGGTATATGCGACAAGGTGTACCCCAGGAATCGTCCTAAGGCTGTGGATACCAAAATAGGTAGCTACATCGTCGTAAGTGCTCCGTACACAATCAGGAACAACGAGATGAACTACGATGGCTCCTACAACTACTATACTACCACTATCCAGATAGAGGTGTATGTAAGAGATAAGGCCTCCTCGGCGAATCCGAACGGTTTCAGTCCTTCGGAAATGGATAAGAAAGTCAAGGCTGTCCTCGAAAGATTTCCAATTTCAACAGACAACATCATCGTTACCAGACCGAACGTTGCTATCCAGGCTGACGACGGAGCAGGTTTTTCCGTGACGATCATACAGGGAAGGTTACGTACTAGATAAGTATTCAGGTATAACAATTTAAAATATTTTAGATTATGGCTATGACAACTATTGACAAGATGAAGGACATTTTCAATGGTCCTAAAACTCTGCTCTACTCAAAGGCTATTACCGATTTGAGCAAGGCTACAGTTGACATCACCCCAGAGGTCGAGCTTCCGGTTACCGTTGACTCGCTGAAGGCGACTATGGATGACCCAACCATCAACCACTACAAGGTTATCGGTCTTGCAGGCGACTGGGCGACTACAGCTGAGCTCGGCGACTTCAATGTAGAGTTCGTTGTTCCTTCAAAGGCAAAGGACTTGCTGACAATTATGTTCGGCGAGGATGCTATCACAGAGCTGACCAAGGTTACTCTGAAGGGTACAGGTGACGCTACCCTCGACGCTACTACCGGCTTTACAGGTATCGCAGTTGAGCCTAAGAAGTTCAAGATCAAGGGCACTATCGTTATCGTTGACGACGAGAAGGAGAACCTCATGGTTATCACCAATATCGCTCTCTACGCTACCTTGCAGTGGGACAACTCAGGTACAGAGCCGGTTGCATTCAAGTTCTCTGGTTCTATCGAGGGTGCAGGTAAGCGCAGTATCGCTTGGCTTACTAAGGGCACAACAACTGGCGACGTGTAAGGCTTCTTTAGGTAATTAGATTCAGGATAACAAACCGTTGGGCGGCAGGCTAGTCAACAGCCGTGCCGCCCTATCTCATTTAATAGCATACAATCATGGCAGAAGAAAAGAAAATTGAGCAGCCTTCAGTGGACTTGCAGAAGTTACTCGACAGCGTACTGCACGACGAGCCTACCGAGTTCGTGTTCCGTGGAAAGAAGCACAAGCTCGGCTGGCTTCGCAAGGGAACCATGAGCAGGTGTTCTCATATCAGGGCTAAGGAGAAGAACGAATGGAAGCGCAACGTCAAGATTTGCGTCTGCATCCTTCTCAACAACATCTGGAAGATTCGATTCCTGTATTGGATCTACTGGCGTTGGCTCTACTACATCAAGGATGTGGATGTGACCGAGGTTCTGAGGGTCCTAGATGTTTCTAAAAAAAAAATTCCATCGAACGCATTCTCACTGGCTACCATATTAGCGACCGGGATGACGGACGTGATGATGACGATGACGAGGAGCGAAGCAAAAGCTATCCAAGCAGAACCAGCTGGGGAGCAGCCTTCTCACTAGCGGAGAAGTTCGGTTTCCTCTTTCAGCGTAAGTACTTCATCGCGGCCTACGACTACTGGTGGGGCTATTCATCGGCGCAGATTGACCTCATGGTTGCAGACCAGCCTCTTGTCGTCTATCCTAAGACCAAGAAGGAAGGCGGTCCGAAGAAGCATACCAAGAAGGAGATGGATGACCTCTACGACAGGTGGATGGAGAAAAAGAAGAACGAGGGAAGCCTCGTTGGCAAGAAGATAAGTCTTGCTGATTACTTAAACAATAAACTCTAATTTTAAAATATTCAGGATATGGCAGGTGGAAATTTAGGTGACTTGTGGTTTGACTTAAACATTAAAGACAGCAATGTTAGGTCAAAACTGAAAGAAATTTCAGAAGCACTTTCGGAGTTGGATCTAAAAACTGAGTCCGGAAGAAAGTCTGCTGAGAAGTTATTTAAGAACTTTAATAGAGAGAATAGCAAAGAAATCGCTGAGGATTTTAAAAATATAGCGGCTCAAATGGGCATTCAGGCTCAGGAAACTGCAAATCTCAGCAAAAGGCTGAAGGAGTTATCGGAACTAAAAGCAGACATTCTTCGTAGAGACAAGGAACAGTCCGAGCACGGTAACTTTGTCGCGATGAAAAATGAAGCACAGGCTGCACTTGATTTAACAAATAGATACAATGAACTTGCCAAGTTAAAAGAAGACATCTTAAGACGCGACAAGGAAATGGAGGCTCAAGGGGCTTTCGTGACGCTTGTTAACGAATCAAAACAGGCGCAGGAGCTTAATGAGCGTTACAGGGAAATGCAGCAACTGAAATCCGCAATTTTGGAACGAGACAGACAGTCAACCGAGCACGGTAACTTTGTCGCGATGAAAAATGAAGCACAGGCTGCACAGGAGTTAGCTGTCAGAGAAAGAGAACTCGCTGAGTTGCGAAATGCTATCGTACGCCGTAATGAAGAAATGATTGCTGCCGAAAATAGGCTAAGAGAAGCGACGGAGCGAACTAACCAGGCTAGAAGAGAAGCAATTTCGGTATCTAGAAAACAGGCAGAATCCCTTGTACGTGATAGAGTTAAGGAACTCGAAGCACAAAGACAACAGATCCAAGGTTTATTTGGAAGTGGAAAGAATGTATTAAGTACGCAAGAGTTAATGCAACTTCAACAGGCATTCTCGCAAATTACGCAAGAGCTTAATACATTGCGCAGTGCGATGAATAATCTTGGTAGTTATTCTATCAAAGATTTATTCTCTATTGGCAGAGGAGCAAGCGAATATACTCCACTGATAAACAGTATGCGAACTGTAATTGATCAAAAACAGGAAGCGATAAACCTTGAGCGAAAACATCAAGAAGAGATAACGAGAACTGCCGCAAAGGCACGAAACGACCTCGCAGCAGCATTCGCCGGAGCAAACGCTGAAGCGAAGAAGATGCAATCCATAGTCGGAGACATCAAGTCTCTCTTCTTGCAGGGAGGTATTGTCTTTGGCGCGCAGCAATTCTTCAATTCAATCGTACAGACCGGCGGCGAGATTGTTCAGCAGCATGTTGCGTTGCGCTCCATCCTTGGTGATGTACAGAAGGCTGACGAGCTGTTCGCTCAGACACAGCAACTTGCGTTGCAGTCTCCATTCAAGTTTGGAGAGCTGAACCGAGATGTAAAACAGCTGGCTGCATTCGGAGTTGAGGCGAATGACTTGTATGATACCACAAAGCGTCTCGCTGATATCGCATCAGGTCTTGGTGTGTCTTTCGAACGACTTGGCTTGGCTTATGGTCAGGTTAAGGCCCGTTCTTGGCTTGACGGTAAGGAGTTGCGCCAGTTTGCTTACGCTGGACTTCCACTCTTACAGAGAATTACGGAGCTTTACAATTCAGAAGGAAAGAACGGAAGGAACAATTATACCCAGGCAGATGTCAAGAAGATGATTACTGCTAGACAAGTAAGCTTTGAGGATGTCCAGAAAGTACTTTGGAAGATGACGGACGAAGGTGGTCAGTTCTACAATATGCAGTTCGTCTTATCAGAGACATTACTTGGTCGCTGGAACAAGCTCATTGATGCCTGGGATATTATGCTAGGAAAGTTCGCAGAAGGCAAGAATATCGTCGGAGGAACTTTCTCGTTCATCATAAATAGAGTAACCGACCTTGTGTTAGCTTTGGACAAGCTGTCTCCTGCCCTTCTTTCATTCGGAGCGGTGTTTGCTGCAAGGAAGCTCGGCGGTATGGCTTATTCTAAGATGGGTATTGGATCACTTGCTAAGAGTTATACTCAGCAGATGAATGCCCAGTTAAAGTCTTATGCCATCGAACAGCAGCAACTTGTTGTGGAAGGAGAGATTACGCAGAAGATTGCCCAGCAAAATGTATTCAAGAAAGCTGCTATTCTGTCGGAAAAGCAATCGCTTGTCGCGAGCTACAATAAGGCTGCACTCGAAGGAAGAATGTCCGTATTGCAGATGCAACGAGCAGTCAAGGAAGGCTTGGTTTCTAAGGAGATAATTAGTCAGCTCGCATTAATGGGACAAATAACCGCCAAACAAGAGCAAATCATCTTGAATGGAGGCAGAATGTCTGCCGTATGGAGCATGACAACTTCAAAGATCGGAGGATTTATCAACGCCATCGGTGGTTGGTGGGGGATCGGCATTACGGCTATCACTTCATTGTTGATGGGGTACAATCAATGGTCAAGTCGAGTAAAGGAAGAAGAAAAGACGTTGATTGATGGAGCTAAGCAGAAATCCAAAAGTTACGGAGATTTTCTGTCTGGATTAGGCCCAAAAGACGCGTCCAACCTTTCTTCGCAAGTTGACTCGATGAAGGAGATTCTGAAAAGTTCAGATGACTACACGGATTCTATCAAGCAGCAGGTTGAAAGCGCAGGAAGCCTGTCAAAACAATACGACATACTCAAAGAAAAAATTGAGGATGCGAAAAAAGCAAATGATGGCTTAGCTGATAAATATGGAGTTATAACGAATAACGCAACTTCAGCAACAGGTCTTGTTAGCGACAACCTATTCGATATGATCGGAGCTGATACTCCACAATGGTTACAGTGGTTGAATGGACTCACGAACGATGATATTGCAAAGAATGTGGAGCAAGCACAAGAATCTCTGTCTAAGTTCCAGGTGATGTTCGACGAGCTCGACTCTAATACAAAGGCAAAAATGGAGGATTTTATCCGGTCTTTGATGGAAAACAACGAAGAGCTAGCAAACCAAATCAAGGGCCTGCCCCTTACTGAGCAGATTAGGATGCTTGCGGCTATTGGCGGAGATGATTGGGAAAAATTTGTCGACAAGTTTGCAAATGGAAGCAAGGAGACAGAAAACTGGTTAAAGGAACTTGCGGAAAGAGCGAAGGATTCTAGCGATGATGTGTCCGAAATAATGTATGACGACGTGCCGAGAGGACTTGAGTCCGTCAGAAAACAGCTCGGATTGTCTCAAGATCAATTCCGCACGTGGGCAAAACGAAACCCTGAGATTTTCGCCAGCATGATGGACAAGATGGCTCAGAAAGCAAATATTACAAGCAAAACCATCTTGTATTATTTTCATTCGGCTATCAGCAAGCTCATGGATATGGACTTTTGGCCAGGCGACAGTGGTAACGGAAAGCAGGGAAAGCCTTCGTATAACTCTGGCGTGAACACTCCTTTCTCTGAGATTATAAGGCAAAGACTTCACAAGAACGGAACTTTCACTGGAAACAAAAAGAAAGGTAAGTTTTGGACGAGAGAGGTTGACAATGCGTTAAGGCAAGTACAAGACCAGTCTTTCGAGACCACAGGTGAGAATATTCGTAAGGAGCTCAAAGCTGCGAGAAATGAGCTTGACACGATAGTCAATGGAAAAGTAAGCAAGAATTCTTCTGAGTACAAGAATGCTAAACACAAGTACGATTTGTGGAAAGCTATCGCTGACGCAGGTTACATCTCTGACGATCTTGGAAAGAACAAGGTTACTGGTAACTTTGGGAAAGGCAAAAACAGGAATGGTCGCGAAGAAGACGCAGAACTTAAACGCCTACAGGAACGACTCAGTAGCTTGAAGTCTGCAAGGCAGATGTACCAGAAGTACAAGAGCATAATGTCTGATGAAGAGGCAAAGAAGAAGACTTACAATCTCTTCCCAGAGGTTACCGGTCTTAATCTTGACGACTATCAGAAGGCTGTTCATTCTCTCCTTGAAGGATTCAGCATAAATACCACAGAGAGAAAGAAGTTCCAGACATCCATCTATCGCGAGGTCGCAGAGTGGCTCTTCGATGAGAAGGATAAAAAGGAGTATGAAAAGAAGGCGGCTGATTTCAGCGAGTCTATGAACAAACTGTCTGAGCGATGGGATTTGTATAAGAGTCTTCTTGAAAAAACTGGTAGCAAATTCTTTGCTGAGTCGGCATGGGTTGACGCATTCCAGATGGATGACAAGGTACAATCTCTTATGGACGAGTATTACGCTCACTACCATGAGATATTCAATCTTCAGGATTCTCTCAGCATGACTGACGGAGAAGCTAAGGAAAAGCTTAAGCTACCAAATCAGTACGAAGAGTGGAAAAAGATTACAGAACTCCTCCGTGGTAATTATGTTAAGTCTTTGCAAGATGCCGCCGATATCATCGAGAAGACAGAAGATTACGAGGACAAGATTCTTAAGATTCGACAGGATTACGATAAACTTATCAAGAAGACGAATGATCCTGGTATCAAGGCGAGATATGAGATTCAGAGAGACAAGGAGATTGGTCAGGTTAAACTCGACAAGTTCAAGAACTCTTCTGATTATCTCAATTTCTACGGAGCTATCGTTTCTCTCGGTATGGATAAGGCTCAGGCTATCGGGACTAGAATCAGGCAGAATATCAACGAGGCTCTGCAAAACGGAGCTATCGATGCGAGAGAGTACTCCAAGGAAATCAAGCAGCTTGATGAGCAGTTGTCGAAGCTGACGAGTCCAAAGAAGACTTTCCTCAATGGAGGTCTAAAGGGAATGGCTGAGCAGAAGATTTCTGATGCCAGCGAGCAGATGACCATCGCAGCAAGTAAAATTGCTGAAGGAAAGAAGGTTCGTGAACTTGGCCTCAAAATGGGGGACGAAAACTTCGTCAAGCGTGGTGACAGCATGATTGCCAGTGGAAAGGCTATGATGAAGGCTGCTGAGATTCTGTTTAAGGATGGAACAAAGGCGAAAGAATCTCTTGATAAGTTTGCTAACGTAGTAAGCATTATCGACCAGAATGTACAGGGAATGTTCGAAGCGTTCAATGACATCAAGGAAACAGCTTCTCTTCTCGGCGTTGATACCGAGTCTGACGGATGGCAGGACGCTTCTGCCTTCTTCGAGACATTCTCCGGCATGTCAAGTTCACTGTCAAAGGTGGTAACAAGCGCAGAGTCCGGCAACGTTGGTGGAATCCTTGCCGGTGTCACCGGCATATTTACCTCACCTATCAAGGCGTTTGCAAAGGCTCATGATGCCAAGCTCGACAGACAGATAAAGCTTGCAGAGAGACAGCTGAATGAATTGAAGAACCTATCTAGCAATATCAGTTCTGTTATCGAAAAGACGCTCGGTGGAATCTATTCTTACGAGAGATCTTCAGATACGAATAAAAAGCTCAACGATGTCAAGAATGACTATAAGGCTTGGGATGCTTTTTCTAAGACTGATACGGGCAAGGATTTCTTCGGTGGCAAGAACTTGAGTCACTACAGCAAGGAGACTTATGATGCTGTGATGAAGACAGAGACGAATCCTTCCGCATACGCAGATCAGCTCGCCCTACTCCACGCTCAGGAAGACGAGTTGAGAAAGCAGAGACAAGCTGAGGAGGATAAGAAAAAGACGGACAAGGATAAGATTGCCGACTACGATCAGCAAATCAAGGAGATGCAGTTGCAGATTAAGACGTTCGCTCAGGACTTCCTGAAAGACGTTTACTCTATCGATATGAAGAGCTGGGGAAATCAGCTGACTGATACTGTTGTGAGCGCATGGGCTAAGGGGGAAGATGCGGTTGAGGCTTACAAGAATAAGGTCAAGGAAATGGTTCGCGAAGTTACGAAGAATATTGTATCTCAGAAAATCATGGAGAAAGCACTTGAAAAACCTCTCGAATGGCTTACGGGAATCCTTGATGAAAAGGGTAAACTTGATGAGACTGACATGAATGATTTCGCAGACAAGCTCTACCAAGTTGGCGAAAATGTAGTTCCTCAGTTAACCGGTATCTTCGATGCTCTAAAGGAAAAGGGACTTGATTTGAGAGAAAACGGAAGTTCCTCTATGACCAATTCGATTAAGGGCATTAATGAGGAAGAAATCGGCCTTCTCGCATCCTATCTTAACGCGGTTAGACTTGATGTCTCTGTAATTAGGGAAATGCAGGGTAAATTCCTTCCAGAGATGAGCGAGATTGCAAAGTCTCAGTTGACTCAGCTTAACCTTATTGCTCGGAATACCTTGCGCAATGCAGATGCAGCAGAGAGAATCGAGAAAATTTTCATTGAGTATAACGATAACTTCAACAGAGTTATCAATGGTACGAAATCTTTAAAAATGAAATAATTATGTTTGAAAAAAGAAATTTATCAGACAGAATGAAGAACGAGGCGGTTTCACTGGGTCTTTGCGCTCAGTGGACCGCCGAGTGGCACGACAACTCATCCAAGCATGAGATGGTCGAGAAGTTTGTTAAGGGTATTGACTTCTGTATCGGAAAGAACTGGCCTTCAACCAAGGATATGAAGAAGTACTTTGGTGATGTCATTCATGATCATGGTGTGTATGTTGACGAGAACGTTGACCTGCAAAACCCAAAGATTGTCATCCTCAATGGAGAGTGTGTAGCAAACATCAACTATGACTGGATGGACAGTGGAGAGATATACGTAAGGCACAATTCTTCACTTTACCTGAAGGTTAAGGGATTCTCCAGGGTGTTTATCAATCTGTTAGATGGTGCAGAGCTTCATGTTGAATGCGAAGATACCGCAAAGTGCTTCGTCTACCAATACGGAGGAACAGTCGTGAAAGCGACCGGACCAGTCAATATCAGGGATAGACACGACTTTAAGTTCAATTAACGCATATTTATACGCATATTACTTGCATATTTATGTATTATTTTGTATATTTGCAATTACAAATAGTTGATTTTAGGTATGAAAGATTATTTCAGGATATACATGCAGAAGGAAGGCGATGGGAATGAGGTGAAGGACTCCATCGCCGACTTCGGCATGTATGTTTCCGAGAACCCGTTCAAGCCTTGCGATTCTGTCAAGGAACCTGCAAAAAGGGAGTGGCACGACGAGCATGGTGACGACGAGTATATTGGCAAGGATGGTCTCTATATGGCGGCATACGAGAACAAGGTCAAGTTCCTGTTCAAGGGTAATGCCTTCGGCGCAAACGAGAAGTGTAAGGCTTTCATCGACTATCTCCGCAAGTCTGGCATGATGAAGATGTACTGCGACTTCAACAAGATAGGAAGGCAGCATGTGAGACTGAAGAGCATTGATCCGGACCTGTACAGATACCCGGGCAACGAGGACTTGCTAGTCCTCTCTATTACTTTCAAGATTAACGACCCTGTTACTGACATCAAGCCAATTATGGATGCGCAGGGCAGGATTTCAAATTTAGGATAACACAGACACATGAGTACTTGGAATATTTATCATAAGGATGGCTCGAAGCTGACAGACGTTAACGGAGAGCAGATAACCGTTCATGGATTGGAATACTCCGATTCTTGGATGGGTGAGTGCTTCGTGACTATCAATTTCAAGCATGAAGTGCCTATCAACTTTCAGATAGGTGACTATATTGTCTATCGTGGCGAGCGGTTTGAGCTCAACTACGAGCCGGGCAAGGATAAGCAGGCCAGACCCGACACATACGGAGAGGGATTCGTATATGACAGCGTGAAGTTCAACGCATTGCAGGATGAGCTTGCTAGGGCTGAGTTTCTCGATGTGGTATTGAACGACAACGAACTTCACTACACTTCCCTACCGAAATTTCCATTCTTCGTACAGACTTTGGACGATTTGCTCGACAGGATCCAGGCGAACCTCGATGAGCAGATTGGTGCGGGTCTTTGGAAGATTTACTCCCGAAACAAGGACCGTTCAGTCCAGCGTGGAGCCCTTGAAAGCGAGTGGTTGTCGATTTATGGTGAGAAAACCGAAGATAACGTCATCGAATCGATGTCTATTACAGTGGACTCACAGACCTGTTGGCAGGCTCTTGCGCTTGTGAACGAGAAGTGGGATGTGAATTTCATAGTCAGAGGAAGAAATATCTATGTCGGTACTACAGGAATTGAGGCAGGGCATATTTTCTCTTATGGTATCGGAAATGGACTCTACGAGATTGTGCAGAACGCAGATTCTGAACAGAGTGTCATTACGAGACTGAGAGCGTATGGTTCGGAGAAGAATCTTCCTTCTCATTACTATGCGGACCTCGGTGTCAAGTACGTGGCGAATATCACGAAAGTGGTTACAGCTAGCACAAATGTCGAGCTTGAACTGGATGTCGACTATATCGAGACATATTTCAAGAATAAGAGAAAGTACGTCGTTTCCGGTGAATCTCAGGAACAGTCTTTCGGATGGGTCATTCAGGTAACGTTCGATTTTCAGACTACAATTACCGGTTATGTAACACAGTCTGGCAGCTCTGGCAAATGCAGGTTCTACTCCGAGTTAAAGGGAACACAGACTGACACCGGAGATGAGGAATCTAAGGAGAAGCTTGATGCGTTTATTGCGCAGGTCAATGCCGGAAATACAAAGATGTATATCACGTCCGGTCTCAATAAGAAGGTCGTTCCTTCATCCATGAAGGAGTACGCAAAGAATCTTCCGAATAATATGTCCATCAACAGGCTTATGCTGCCTGGATTCCCTCACGTATCGCTGAGTGATTTCTACGACTCGCTTACTGAACAGGAAAAGAAGTATGTGAATCCAACCGGGAAACCGCATAAATTCTCTACTGATCCATATAGACCATACATCGATTCTCTCAATATAGAGGAGATTGGACTCCGTTCGGCATCGCAGTTCTTTGATACTGATGATAAGACGAATGGAGTTATAGAAATCTACCCTACCATCGAGGAGATGGAAATCGGTGGTGTGCGTGTGGATGAGATTGATGAGGGAGTTGCTCCTGATGACGACGGAAGGTTTGGCGACAACGAAACAGTAAAGAATGTTGATATATACCTCAACAAGGCTATCGATTTCGACATCAACGACCTTAAGGATGATGACTTCTCCATCTCTATGAAAGATGGTATGTGTGGTGGTCGGACATTCAAGGTGGCATCCTCAGCCAAGGTTGACGGAAGGTGGAGGCTTACTATCGAGAGAATCAAGGATGACGCTCTTGAGCTTTGGTTTCCATACAAAGACTACCCTATCAAGAATGGCGACCATTTCGTTCTTACCGGCATCACTCTTCCTGATTCGTATGTGAATGCCGCATCATTGAAGCTCCTTAAGTATGCTATTGCGATCCTTGACAAGAATGACTACACAAGGTATGTCTATCAGCCTAAGGTTGACGAGCTTTTTATGGCGAGACAGCACGATAAGGCGCAGGCAGACGAAACCGGAACTATCAAGAGTCTGCACGATACCCTGAAGGCCGGCGACCTGATGAACTTCAATGATACAGACCTCAATATCGAAGGAATCATCTCTATAGACCAGCTCACGATCAAGGAAGAAGATGGCAAGATTCCGACCTACGATATAACTCTTCGTGAGGACAAGGAGGTTGGAACTATTCAGAAGATGCAGCAGCAGATCTCGTCTCTTCAAAACGGAAATGGCGGAACCGGAGCAGGATTAACAACTACACAGGTTAAGAATCAGGTCGCGACAGAGGGAAGTAAGCACTTCATCTCAAAGATAAACGATGATACCGCAAAGGGTACTATCACTTGGGAGAAGGTGCAGAAGCTTTTAAGTGGTTTGCTTATCGGTAACTCCAATAATGAGAACGGCGGTTCCTGGACTCCCGATGCAGAAGGTCGTTCTCATCTCATTACCGACTACCTGGAGGTGAGAATGAAGGCTATCTTTGAGGAACTGGTTATCAAGAAGACATCTACAATCGGCGGTAAGGAGATACTCTCGCCTGCGGGAGGTGTGGTGGCTCATAAGGTAGAAGAGGTTACTGTGACATATAATAATGTGTCACAGAAGGCTTATCGTTGCTATTTCTTAGCAGAGCAGGAAGGCGATGCAGTGGATAATGATTTCGCTATTGGCGACCAAGTGCGCTCGGAATCATTCAACGTCCGAAAGGGCACTTATCACAAGGTGGGTAATCACTTCTATTGGCGATTGGTAATCGGTCGTGACGAGGAACCTGTGGAACTGGAAGGAAAGAAGTACCATTATATCGACCTCTCCGATACCGATTGCGCTACTGCAAGCGATGTTCCTGCTAAAAATGATGTACTCAATCAGTGCGGTAACAGAACCGATGTTGACCGTCAGAACTGCCTTATCTTCTCTGCGGTAGATACCTATTCGCCATCCGTCTGCTTGTACCACGGTATAAATAGCTACTCTTTTGCCAACAAAGAATACGTAGAGTATGGTGTAAACAAACAGACCAATAAGGCATTTTTTAATGTCTATGGTGATATGTATGTAGGCGACCGACCTACAAAGGAGAATGGCTATGAGGGTAGTAGCTACATCAAGTATGACAGCGCAGCCAAGCAGGTATCTGTTAAAGGCAAGATTTCTGCCAAATCAACCGTAGATGGCAAGGAACTGTCTCAGTATATTAAGGAGAACTCAGCAAAGGGCTTGACCGAGGAGCAGGTAAACAATCTCATCAAGAACTCGCAGGTTATTACTGACTTGCAGAATCAGGTGGATGGTGCTATCGAGACGTGGTTCTACGAAGGTGTGCCTACTTTGAAGAACACTCCAGCAAGCAGTTGGACGACCGACAAGGATAAAGATACCCACCTTGGAGACTTGTATTACGACAACAAGACGGGCAAGGCATACCGCTTTGCCAAGGATGGCTCTATCTATAAGTGGACTATCATTGCCGATACCGACATCGCCAAAGCTCTATCTGATGCAAGCAAGGCACAGGAAACGGCAGATGGCAAGATGAAGGTTTTCAGCACCCAGCCTATTCCGCCTTATCAGTTGGGCGACATTTGGGTAAACGCTACCTATCCGTCTGACGGAAGCACATACAAGAATGAGGTATTGCGTTGTCAGACCAACAGAGCGGCTGGTTCTCAGTTCGCCATCGGTGATTGGATTAAAGCATCTAAATACACCGATGACACCGTTGCTAACGCAGCCAAGAAAGCGGCAGAGGATGCTCAGAAGGCAGCACAGACCGCACAGACGAATGTTGCGAATCTCGGCAGGACCGTTACCAGCAACAAGAAGGCATTCGATAATTATGTTACAGATGGCTATCTTGAGCCATCGGAGATTGCGGCAATGGCTCAGGATTCTAAACGGCTCGAAGATGATTTTGCGGCAGCGCAGAAGTCATATAAAGAGGTGAAGGATGCAGAGGTACTGAAGGACACCAAGGAACTCACTGACCTCACTTCCGCTTTCACTGTCCTCTCTACTGCCAAGAAAGAACTCATCGAGTATCTTTCAGATATTTCTGCGAGATATAATGCGGCTGATACTGAAGGAAAGGCTACCATCGTATCTGCTGTCGGAACGAAGTTTACCAACTTCCAGTCAGCATACAGCGCATTTTACGACAAGCTTGGCTTGGCAAACGCCTATATAACTAGCGAAATTTATGGTAAACTCGGTGTAGTAATCGGTGACGTAACCAGCCTTGCTTACTTAAAGAAGGCTCTGATGGATGCTCCCGATACTGAGATCAACGGAGGTCTGGTTCTTACATCACTCATCGGTTTGCGAGACACGGATGGCAATACTACGGCAGGTATCAATGGTATAACAGAGAAGTCTGCAAAGGGAGGCGGCATCGCTGCTTGGTTCGGTGGCGAAATGGTCGATAAGGACTACAACGACGGCTCTAAGACTCCTGCCAACACCATCTTCCGCTTCGATGGTTCTGGCTACGTGGCAGGTGGTGCAATCTGGTGGGGAACTGATGGTAGGGTTCACGCTGACCCTACATCATTTATCATCAGCGAGAAAAACTTGGGTGCATACCTCACCTTCTTCGAGCCGACTTGGAAGGCAGGAAGTGCAGGAACGAGCGTTGCCGACCTTGTGTCTTTGAAGCCAAACGCTCCATTCACCAAATTGGGTGTTTCGGGCGATGCTACATTCGAGGGCGCAATCTCCTTTCACGGCATTAAGCTCACATATGATGCAACCAACAAGGCTATCAAGATTGATGGTAATCTCTATGCCACAGGCGGTATCACAGCATACGGAGCAGCAAGTAGTGGCGCAGGCGGTGGCGGCTTGAATGCAAGCGTAATCAGCTATGCGAGAATCATAGAGGGAAGCTATACGGATGCAGACTTGACTAGTATTCCTAATGCCTATGCTGTCAAGGCTCTCAGCAGCCGAATTGACAACATAGCCACAGAACTTGGCGGTCTGAATCTCTCTTGGAATAACATTACGGGTAAACCATCAACGTTCGCACCTAGTGCGCATACCCACAAGTGGACAGAAATCACTGACCGCATCACGAAGGTAAGCCAGCTTACCAACGATGCTGGGTATCTGACTGCCCATCAGTCTCTCGCAAGCTATTATACCAAAACAGAGATAGACGCAAAGGGCTATACCACCAACAAGGGTACTGTTACATCTGTGGCTCTTACCCTCCCTACAGGTTTGGCGTGCGCAACAAAGACCATCACGACAAGCGGCACGTTTGCCATTAGTCTTGCCTCTGGGTACTCCATTCCAACAACGACAAAGCAGACGGCTTGGGATGGTGCGGTATCAGCAAAGCATACTCATAGCAATAAGTCTGTGTTGGACGGCATTTCATCCGTAAAGGTAACTCATTGGGATAGTGCCTATGACTGGTACGCCCTTATGACTACTGACGAAGAGACTGCGGACGGCATTATCAATAAGTGGAACGAGGTGGTGAGCTTCCTCTCTAATATTGCTCAGACCGATACTTTGAGCGGAATCGTTGACGGAATCAATAAGTCAATTTCTGATGAGGTGACAAGAGCGAAAAAAGCAGAAGGGGTGAACGCTTCGGGCATATCCACCAACAAGACGAGTATCACCACCTTGCAAGGCTACTTCACAAACGGTTCAGCGAAGAAGGCTCTCCAGCTTACTAATGCTCGCAAATTGTGGGGAAATTCGTTCAATGGCACTGCTGACATCAATGGAAGCATCATCGTGCCTAGTGGAAAGTATATCTCCATCGGTAACATCAAGTTGGAGTATGATGCAGCTAATAAGGCGCTGAAGATTACGAATACTACGACTAACGAGGTGGCAAACCTCTATACTAGTGGTGGAGTGTCTGCCTATGGCGTGGGAACATCATCATCAAGTGGTGGTGGACTCAACGGCTCTGTAAAGGCTTATGCTGATGCTATCAGGCTTACTACGGAAAACCTTTCCGAGATTGCTTCAGCATACTCAGTAGCAAAGCTCTATTCGGAGATTCAGAATGTGGCAAGTGCTGTTCCTAGTATCAGCGTGTCTGTGCCAACTGGCGGAAATGCCCTCACTGGCGCAACCTATGATGCAAGTACTGGTGTGATTACTTTCGCGAAGGGTACGTTCCTCACGGCTCATCAGTCTCTCGATGGTTACGTGAATGCGATAGCAGTTAGCGGAAGTGGAAATGCCGTTACTGCCGTTACAAAGAGCGGCAAGACCATCACCTTCACGAAGGGTGCTACATATCTCACCTCGCATCAGAGTTTAAGTAATTATTACACCAAGAGTAGTGTAGATTCTCTTCTTAATGGTAAGTCTGCTACTACTCATACACATAGTGTAAAGATTAACGGTATCACTAAAACCATTCCGGCTAGTGGTGGAGATGCTGTAGATTTGGGAACTTATCTCACAACACATCAAAGTCTCGCAGCTTATGCAACTCAGAATTGGGTTAAAAATGAAGCTACTGCTCATAACGCAGATATGGTAGATAATTATCACGCTAGTGGTTTGTTTACTGGTTTTAGTATTTCTGATGTTGCAAACAAGGTTACTATTAGTATTGGTGGAACTTCTAAAGCACTGAATTTAGTAAGAGCTTTTCCTAGTGGTGTTGGAAACAATTTTAACGATATTGCAACATACGGGAATAGTATGGGTATGTCTAATATTGCAGCACCTTATGCTAGTTCTACTGCTAACTATCAAACTTTGAATGGTTATGTTAATCCTAATGGACAAACTGGTTGGCATCATTATATTAATCTGTCTTATACTGATAGTAATAATACGGCAACTTCTCCTAATATGTGGCAAACTCAGTTTGCTATAAAAGCTGGCACTACTGAAGTTTATGTCCGTTCTAGAGCTGGAGGCAAGATAAGCAATAGTGCTGCTTGGGATGCTCCTTGGGTAAGACTTGCTAGAGTTACTGACAATGTAGCATCTGCATCAAAAGTTGCTAATGCTCTTTCTTGGAGCGGTTACAGTAGTGGTTCTTATAATGGTTCTGCTGCAATGTCTATTAGTATTCCAAACAATACTAATCAGCTTACTAATGGAGCAGGGTTCATTACAGCTTCTGCTAGTATTAGCGGTAATGCTGGAAGTGCTACTAAGTTACAGAATTCTAGAACTATAAACGGAACATCGTTTAATGGTACTGCCAACATAGTAACTTCTTATTGGGGAACAACAAGAAAGCTTTGGGGCAATAGCGTGAATGGTAATGCTAATGTAAATGGCAGTATAACTATTGCTAATACTGATGGTGTTTATGTGCAAATTGGTGATGTCAGATTAGTTTATGATAAAGCTAATACTGCCATTAAAGTAGTTAAGTCTGATGGTACAACCGCAGCTAACTTCTATGCTACTGGTGGCATTACCGCCTATGGTGAAGGTAGTGGCTCGTCAGGTGGTGGTGGGTTGAATGGTAGTGTGAAGAGCTATGCAGATGCCTTGAAGCTTGCTAGCGAATCTCTGAGTGAGATTGCTTCTGCCTACTCTATCAAGGCTCTTGATTCTCGTATCTCCAGCTTGGAAGGTGGTAGTGCTACTGCCATCTCTGTCAGTGGCAGCGGTAATGCGGTTACGTCTATTACCAAGAATGGCACTACTATCAGCGTAGTTAAAGGCAGCACGTTCCTCACCAGCCATCAGAGCCTAGATGGCTACGTCAACGAGGTTGCGACCAGCGGCACTGGCAACGCCATCACCTCGGTATCGAAAAGTGGCAAGAAACTCACCTTTACTAAAGGTGTAACGTTCCTGACTAGTCATCAAAGTTTAGCGGGATATGCAACTCAATCGTGGGTTAATAACAAAGGATATATTACATCAAGTGGAAGTATTAGCGGTAATGCTGCAACAGCAACAAATGCTGATAAAGTAGATGGTTATCACGCTTATCAATTATTTCGAGATTTAGGATGGTGGAATAGTAGTGAAACTCATAACGCTAATGATATAGAAGGTAATGGTTCAGTATTTGCATATACTACTCATTCTAATGTTCCAACTACTGGAGTACTTACTACATTTAGTGGAGGAAAAGATGCATATAATTGGCAAATGGCTAAATCATATACTTCGAGAGGATTATATTTTAGGTTTCATAATGGAGATAAGGATACTTGGTCAGATTGGTCACGTTTACTTGATGAAAATGATTTAAGCTGGAGTAATATTTCTGATAGACCTACAAATGTAAGTCAGTTTACTAACGACAGTAATTATGCTACTCAATCTTGGGTTACAGGAAAAGGTTATATAACTTCTAGCGGAAGTTGTAATCATGCTACAAGTGCAGGCAACGCTGATAAGGTAGATGGTGTTCATGTTACTTGGAGTGGTTCGTTAACATCTACATCACATTTGGTCGCTTGGGAAGCTGATGGTTCTGCGCTGAGAGATATTTCACCTTCATCTATAAAACTATCTCAGTTCACTGATGACATTCTCAGCGGAAAGTATCTTCTATTGGGTGGTGGAGCGATGAGTGCTAACGCAAGAATATCGGCTAATGATGGTAATCTGTATATAGGCAATGCTAATAATAAAGGTTGGCTTTATCTACAAGATGTAGCTTCTCAATCAGGTGAAACTCATTGGCTTATAAAAGCTAACGGAGCGGCGAGGTTTAAGAAAATTTATATTGCTACAAAAGATAAAGACTTTAATGAAGATACTAATGTAATAGAGTGTTTTGATGAAACACTGTGTTTAAATTGGTATTCTAGTAGGGATATAAATATGTGTAGTGGAGGAGGAATTGTAAAAATTGGAACTACACTATCAGGCGGAAAATTAAATGTAGGTGGTGATATTTTAGCTATTGGTGGTATTACTGCTTATTCATCTTCTGACATCCGCTTGAAGCAGGATTTGCGGAAGCTGGACTACTTAGGTATCATCAAGGCAATGGGTGGCACTTATGGCTTTGCTTGGAAAAAGGACAATACAAGGTCTATCGGATGGATTGCCCAGCACGTCTTGTGCAACCCTCATTTAAAGGACATCGTGGAGACTGACGAGAAGGGCTACTACAAAATCAACTACTGGTCTCCGAAGCTGATTGCAACGGCATTCGGTGCTATCGAGCAGGTGGGCGATGAGGTGAGTAGATTGAAGGCTCGTGTGGTCTTCCTCGAATCAGAGGTTCAGCGATTGAGTGGAAAGCAGGATGGCAATAACAAGAAGAGATTAGATAACAAGAATATTAATTTATTAAATTAGTTAAGAAAATGGAGAATTTAAAAATTAACAAGAAGAGTGAACAGACAAACGCCACTTACACAAAAGGTGGCTATCGAGTAGAAATCACCTACAATGTTGACAAGACGGGTGGCAACATCGACAGCATCAATATGAGTATCTACGCAGATACCAATGGTAACTATCTCGGCAACGCGAACGCAAGCTCCAACGGCAGCGAGCTGACCTACAACATCAGCGGCATCCCTCAGAGCAAGCTCAGTGAGGTGTCAGCATTGATAGCAGAGGTTGATTCCGCTATCGCTACCAATATGGCAAGCGAGGCAGCAGAGTAAGTATCGTGAGTATTAACGCAGGGTGGCTCTTATAGAGCTGCCTTGCCTAGTGTTTTAAGTTTTAAAGATTAAGCGTATGGCTCTATCTAATAACAAAATCACTGCTCCAGTGAGCGTGGATGATGTTGCGGATTGTCTCGGAATGAACCGCAGCAGTACCTTGGCAGACCTATGCACATCATCGAAAATTAACGTCTGGGCGAAGTACAAGCCTACCGTATTTCCATCACCCTTTCCCGATGATTGGTACAAGGCAAAGGATGGCAACTACGGCATCAATATTACGGTAGAAAACGGCAAGAGCAATTGGAAAGACCTTGTAGCGGAATATTCTAAGGCTAATAATGGATATACCACCTTATACAACAAGCCAACTGGCGGTGCGTCTTCTCCATTCCGCCTTGGAGATTTCAGAGGCTACTTTCATAATGCCACTCCCGAGGTGAAAGACTATCTATCTACCAACGTGTTCATCCGTGAGAGTGATACCAATCAGATACTCACGGAACACAATATCATATCGGTAGATGGCTTACAGATAAGCTATTTCGATTTCGCCGCATTCAAGGATAAGTACTTCGGCTACATCATCACCGATAAGAGCAAGTCCACCCTCATGTTCATCACCACGGCATCCAGCGTGGGCACATTCACAGTGCCGCTTCCCAAGAACGCTCTCCAGGTAGGTGATTACCTTGCCTTTCCGATGTTCTGCTCATTCAACTACTCCAGTGACCACACCCTTCATCAGATGACTTGTTACGCCATCCCAAACCTCGCAGGAGGCAAGCAGCTCTCCATCATCAGCCAGTCACAAGCTGTTGCAAGCAACTTCGCACAGATTACGGCAGAGCAGAAGCTTGGTAGAATCATCGTAACGTTGAAGATGAAGAATAACGCCACTACAGTAAAAAATGTTGCTGTATATTGCGTATATCAGACCGACCCGTCCAAGGGACAGAGTATGGTCGTAGGAGAGTATATGAATACGGTAGGAACGATGAATGCAGGTGAAACCAAGACTGTAAGATTCACCAATCTTACAAGTGGAAAATCGTATAAAATATATGTGATAGCAAATTATACTTGGGTTGTAAAGGGTCTTTTCCCATTTAGTAGTATTATGCCCGATTTGCAGTAGATATAAAAAGAAGTGTAACTATATTAAAAATAAGAAAGAAATATGAGTGTAAATAACGGAAAAATCACCCCCCCATATCCATCGATGATGTTAAGTCGGTGCTGGGAGAATCGAGTAATGATTTGGCTACTCTTTGCAAGTCCCCCAATATAAACAAGTGGTCTCCGCATAAGCCTGTCCACTCCAGTAAACTATTCGATTTAAATGATGCCGATTTTGGAATAACCGACAAAACATTCAAACTTATAGTTCCATCTTATACAAGATTAGAAGATTTATGCCGAGACGTAATTATTAGAACTCCATCATATACTTACGAGAAGCCAAAAGGAGGAAGTTCTTCGCCTTATAGGTTAGGAGATTTTAAAGAATATAATTCCGTGATAAATAGAGGATGGAGTTACAGTAATGCTAATGTTGTTTCTACTACATCAGGAAAAATGGATATGTATTATAACACTAGAGAAGACCACGGAGGTGGGATTTATCTGAATTTATGGGACTTCTACGTTTTTAATAATTGTTATTTTGGAGTTGCAGTAATTAATCAGCAAGGAAATGTTGCTGCATTTATAACGAATGTGCAAAAATGTAATAGTGGATATTGTAAAGCTTCCGCATATAATATGAATTATATAGGTAATGGTATTTTTTATGTTATACCATTTATGAGTAATACTCCATTTACTTCTGTTAGATATGATTCTGCAAATACAAGACCTGCTATATTTTATCCTATTGATGGATTACCAGCTGTAAAGCGTCAGAATGGTTATAGTACAGAAGACCCAATCACGAAGGTTAAATTTAAGCTTGCGAATAAAGACTTGGATTACAGAGACCCAGTTAGTGGCATCGTTACTCCTGGTAAATCAGGTAAATATATCTATCTACACAATTATAGCAGTACAACAAAGTATAATGGTATAATGATACAAGTAGAGAAGAACGGGAATGTTGTTGCAAGATTGAATAAAAATATGCAAACGTTCGGGTTAAAGCCAAATAGTGACATGGATTACTATATCGAAGTAAGCGAGTACTTGAAAGATACTGGAAATGTATTTGTGGCTTATGTTCTAACCGAGAAAGCAGATACATTACGACCTAGTGATTACCCAACGTGGGGAAGCTAATATTTAAATTCGTAAATTTTGCTCCTCCTGCATTGCTATTCGGAATTATTTTCTTAACTTTGCACTGTTAACAGGAAATGTATTCTGCTATGGCAATCTGGCGAAGAATATTGTATAACATAAAAATAAAGAAACAATTATGAAGAAGATTAAGACAATCGAGGCTGTTGCAGCCTACAAGACACTGAAGGCATTGAAGACATCATCCATGAGCGATGATGCCGCTATGCGAGTTTGGAAGAATATGAAGGCACTCCGCCCAGTTGCAGATACCTACGACAAGGACGTGGAGGAGGCGCAGGAGAGCTTGAAGGACGATAAGTTCGAGGAGATGCAGCGCAAGCTCCAGGAGTGCCAGCAGCTAGAGCAGAAGCACGCCGATGAGGGCTACGAATACACCAAGGACGATTCCGCCAAGTTTGCAGAGGTCAATGAGTACTTCTTCAATCAGAAGCAGAAGACCGAGAAGTACTTCTCAGACCTTGCTAATGCCGAGGTAGAGGTAGCTATTGAGAATGTTGACGAGAAGGAGTTGTTCAAGGCTGCTAAGGATTGCGGCTTGAAGTTCGCCGATATGGAGAGCCTTGAAGTTGTGATAGGATAAACACTGATAAGTAGATAGAAATAGCGTTAGAATTTGGCAAGAAAGCCGTTCTAACGCTATTTTTGTGACTTATTACTTTCAGATTGTTACTTTTTATAAAGTTTAACAATAAAATATTGCGCAAAATGAACGGAATTGTGCAAAATTGTTTATTTTTGCAGAACTTTCCTTATTATTAAGAATGAGGAACTAAGAATAAATAATAACCCCAAAAACAAAAGGAGAAGAATTTATGACTAAAGAGGAAGAAGATGAAGTCCATCGGTTAGTTCAATCAGTCGGTGTTGTACAGTTGTCAAGAGTAATGTTTAAGGACATGGACGTTAGCGAAATGATAAACGTTATTATCCTTGCAGGTAGAGGCTACAGCATAAAGCTACTCACTTGGTTTAAGTATTATTGTGAAGTGATGCCTCTGTTTATCATGCTTTTTCATATTGCATGCATGGCAACATTTGCGTCTCATGAAAAAGAAATGTGCGTATGGTTTAAGGAGAATTGGGTATCGGCAACATTTATCTATTTTTCCGTTTATATCCATCCGCTTGTGCTTATAATTGCGAGCAGATTCTTTTGGCTCTGCTACAGATGGCGTATTCCGATGATCATCTACCTATTTGGGATAAATGCTATTCATATCGTATACTGGAATGTTTTCACCACCAACGAAATGGTGGAAGCTAATGTTGTAATACTTGTAATGACCTTTATATTTTATGTATATGGTTTTGCCGATAAGTATTTCTCAGGCAAGGGCTGTCAAAGTTTAATCTCTAGATTATAATGATATGGGAAAGTTATTTGGTTATCACACCTTGGGAGTGTTATTAAAATCGTTATCGGATTCTTGTTTTCGAGCAGACGAGCAAGAGAAGAGAGGGGAGAAGGTAACTGCTTGCGGAATGAGCAGCGATGAGATAGAAGACCTTTGTGAGAACTATCTGCCGTATGCTCTTAACCCTATGATGAGCACCGAGGAAGTCAAGGAGAAGCTGCACGTTTCTGATGCTACACTCAATCGTATGGTTGCTAGGGGTGACATTCCGAATGGCGAGTGCAAGAAACGTGGGCACACCCGATATTGGAAGAAGTGGGATATACTACACTTCATAAAGAGCAAGAGAGGTAAGTGATTGCCTCTCTTTTTTGTTATTTATGATATTACCTACTATCACCTTAAATTATTGATAATCAGCCACTAAAAGAAAGTGTGATAGAGTTACATTTGCTCTCCCCTATTCTTTGTACCTTTGCATCCGTAATCGATTACATAGTGTTAGTTAATATTAAGGATTTCAAAAGATTGTATTATGGAAATGACAGATGCAAAGGTCGTAGAGAAGAAAATCTACGAAGATGGTAAGAAGAAGTATGCCAGCAAGGGTTTGGCAGGAACAGCCCTCGGAATTGGCATCGGTGGCTTGGCTTTAGCTTTGCTCAACGGCAATGGTCGTGGTGTATTCGGCTCTCTCGGTGGCAGCAATATGCCTGAGAACGTGAATATCAACGCTTACGGTTATGGCGCAAATGCGAATGCTAATCAGCCAACAGCATTGCAGGTGATGGAGAAGGAGTGCGCAGATGAGGTGAAGCTGCTTACCTATATGTTCGGCATGAAGCTCGACACCTCTAACAAGTTCTATGCTATGCGTGAGACTGACATCGCAGAGAAGTTCTCTATGTATAAGGGCGCTAACGATGCTATCAACGCTGAGAACCGCCGTGCAATGCAGGCTGAGTTCGGTCTGTACAAGTCTCAGGTTGATGCGGACTTCGGTCTGTACAAGAATCAGAGAGACCAGTACGATGCGTTGCAGGCTAAGTATAGCGACCTCGACAAGAAGGTAGCAATTATGGAAGCCCTCACTCCTTACAAGGAGAAGCTTATGATGGCTTACGTCAAGGAGAACACTTGCAACTGCTTGCGAGGACAGTTGATGCTCCCGAACACTCCAGTACTCCAGGGATATGGTAGTTACAGCGGCTGCAACTGCACCGCTCCTTCCACTCCCACTACAGGAGCGTAACAGAGCAGTAAGGAAGTCTGTAAAAAGGACTAAGAAGAAATGAGTTGGTGAGGGGTGTTTGCCCTCGTTGGTGGATGCCCTCTCACCTCTCTATAATATATCACCAACTTAAAGATATTGATTATGATGAATTTCGGGAACAGCCCATTATTGGATATGGGCACAAGTCAGCAACAGCCGCCAACGATGGATGCCGAACTACAAAAGGTGTATGAGGCAATACAGCAGAAGCGAGCATCTATCAATATGCAAGCGCAGCAATCTTCAACTCCGCTTTGGGATGAGATAGACAAGATTGAGGACAACTTGACAGGCGCACAACGTCAGTACTTGATGCAAAATCAGGAATACGTCAACAGCTTGCAGTATGTGTCTAAGCTCGTACAAGACGAGGAATTGCGCATCATACGTCCTCGCATTGAGAGTACTCAGCAAGGACAGGAAGCATTGAAGAAACATCTGTCTTTGATGCAACGACTGAGAAAGGAGGTGGCACAGGCAGAGGAACAAAAATCTGCTATGCTCAACGATTATATGACTAACCACAGCGACAAGACTTGGCAAGAGTATCTCGCTTGGTACACTAAAACACATAAAGGAGAAACTAAGAAATGAATGTAACTGAACTGAAAGAGAAACTGCTTACATCGCTTGATTTGTGGGCAGACGCAAGAATTAGCGATATGGTGAAGGAGAACCCTGCATTGGCTATCCCTTCAGTGTACATGAAGCGAGCTTCGCACAATATTATCGCAAAGCACAAGGATAGTTGGGGCAAGAGCATTGACAACGCTACCCTATTTATTGCCGATGAGGACGGCAACATAGATGCCAACACGATATTTGAAGATATGATGCAGATGCTAAAATCCGTGGAAGATTACAAATTCGATGTAGGTTTTATTCACGGACATATCGACAAAGGAGTTGTGTCTATTGACCTGCCAGATGGAATTGCCACTGCTATCCTCTTTGGAAGCAAGCGAAGCATCAACTTCACAGAGGAGGACTTTGTAGAGTTGAAAGATTTGATAATAGGTTAAAATATATAAGATATGGAAACAAAAGACATTATGAGCAAGTTTGATGAGCTGTATGGAATGATGGCTTCGTCAACCAATGTGAAGTATATGCACGTATTCGGAAACACGATGCGTTGCATGATGAAGGATATGGCAGCAAAGCACCCAGAGTTGGCGCAAGAGTATCTTGATAAGCTGTGCGCTATCAAGTGGAAGAACTATCTCACCAAGAAGGAGGCCTCTGAGATTGTAAACGGTATGAATCCACCTGCCACTTGGGATATGCAGACATGGCTCAATGCTATGATCGGTCTCGGACTTGCAACAGAGGAGAAGCCTTACTATAACGACTATGCTCTTTACGTTGCTATGAATCAGGTTGTAAGCGACCATGGATGCACTATTGCCAAGATACTCGGAAAGGATGACGTAAAGGACATTGGTACAGAACATCTGGTTAAGTATGCCAACCACCTTGCACTCGACTTGTTGAAAGACAAGGATGGTGTGTACGACATCAGAGAGTATTTCTTGAAGTAACATTAAAAACATACGGTTATGAAAAAGGTATTCGAAGACATTATAGCTAGCAATGACATGCAGGCTATCAAGAACTGTGTTACGATCATAGCAGATTGTTGCGAAGTCGGAATGAACGACAGCGTAATGCTTGATATGATGAAGCAGGTCAAGGGAGAGATTGGTGCGTGTCATTATGACGAAGAAATGGCAGATATGCACCTTTGTCTCATTGAGCAGCTTCATACTAAAGACGTTGCGAAAGACTATTGGCACGAGGTCAAGAGTGACAAGATTAATCTTGAAGACTGGTGCGTCCTCTGGGGTGAAATGGTAAAACGCAACGCCGGAAAGATTAAGAAGTGGTTCCCGAAAATCAACACGCTTGATTTCGAGAGAAAGATTTTCGACGAATGCGTTTCTTTCCTGGAAAACGGCGGAATACCATATTATGATCTGAATATCTGATTTTTTCGTTATTCTGAATGAAGTTTCGGTTTTTTTTGCTATCTTTGCAGAAAGAGACCGAAACTTTATTTTTAATAATTATTCAGGATAACAGATTATGACAGATTTATTAGATTCTTCACAGATTCGGCAGATAGGGGTTACTATTTTCTCCGCTATACTTGCCTTTGCAACGCCAACAGAAGGTTTTGTTTTGGCGCTGGTAATTGCCTTTGGCTTCAATATCTTCTGCGGTATGCGAGCTGACGGCGTAAGTGTTGTGCGATGCAAGAACTTTTCTGCATCGAAGTTTAAGAATGCGATTCTGGAAATGCTGCTTTATGTATCTATTGTCTATGTGATATACGGCATCATGCTAGGTTGCAATGATGGGACGGAAGCTCTATTCGTTATCAAGATGCTTACGTATATATTCTGCTATGTGTATATCTGTAACGCGTTTAAAAATCTCATTAAGGCATACCCTAAGAATATCTCATTTAGAGTTATTTATTATATTCTAAGGTTTGAGTTTGCGAAGGCGCTTCCTAGTTATTGGAAGCCTATCTTGGAGAGGCTGAATCAGGAGTTTGATAAAAAAGAGGAGGAAAATAAAAATGGAAGTATTAATTGATAGAGCTTGGAGAAAAGATGGCTATACTATCAGCCGTCTGTACGTTAATGGCAAATTGTTCGGATGCAATACTCTTGAAGATACTGATAGAGGATTGCGTCAAGATATGCAGCTTGAAGAAATCAAGAAGAAGAAGGTTTATGGGAAGACTGCAATACCAAGCGGCAGTTATGAATGCGTATATACCTACTCTAACAGATTCAAGAAGATGCTTCCATTATTAAAGGATGTACCAGGGTTCGGTGGTATCCGTATTCATTCCGGTAACTCTTCAAAAGACACAGAGGGTTGTATTCTTATCGGTAAAAACGACAAGAAAGGATGGGTTAGCGATTCTCGATTTTGGACAAACAAGCTCATTCAGACCATGAAGACAGCTTGGGATAAAAAGGAAAAAGTAACGATTGTAATTCAGTAAGCTTATGAAACTGATTGATAAGATAACAAGAGTTGTAATTGCTATTGCAGTAGCAATGCTGATTCTATCAATGTTCTGTAGATGCACTACTACTAAGTATGTTCCTGTTACAGAATACAAAGATAGGGTCGTAGTAAAGACGGATTCTTTATTGAAGACTGATTCCGTCTATGTGCATGATAGCGTATCTGTTTATATTAGAGGTGATACAGTCTTCAAGGACAAGTACCATCTTCAATATAAAGACAGATATGTTGTAAGAAACAAATCAGATACCTTGATTGTGCGAGATTCAATTCCATATAAAGTTGAGGTTAGCAAGCAACTATCAAAGACAGATAAAGCTTTCTTGAATATAGGTAAGATAGCATCAGTTTGTCTTTTTATAGGTATTCTCGCATTTTTAGGTTGGATATACTGGAAGTTAAAACTACATAAACGTTCTTAGTTTTTTCTTATGTTTTTATTTGGTTATTGATTTATAAACAAAAAAGGGGTGACCGCACGCGATGTGTAGCCACCCCTAAACATATAGATAATGCACAGAAATTCAATCTTCTTCAGCTTGCAGGAACTTAATACCATACTTCGTCTCGTAGTGTTTCTGCTGATCTTCACTCAGCATCTTAGTGTCGCTGTCGTAGAATATTGTAAGCAGCTCTCCGTAATCTTTGTCGTAGAAGTAGTTGTATTTATTGCAGAGATAGTTCCTTGCGCAGAGGCATCTGCTCGGAATGGTCTTGAACTTGCGTCGTGTCTTCTGTTTAATTCCGTTCGCCGCTCTGTATCTATCAAGCCTCAGCGTCTTTTTTAGGGAATCAGAACGTTTAGCTATTACCTCCGGTCTTACTATTGCCTGAGCACATTTCCGTCTAAGTCGATCTTCCGTTTCCATTGTATGTGTGACACCGAGAGATTTTGCTATATTAGCAACGCAGGACTTCGTTATTCCTAGCACCTTTGAAATCTCAGACGAAGACATTTCTGGATACATATTGCGGACAGACTCATGGATTTCGTTCCTACGTCTTTCCCGTGCATCCTTAAACGATTCTCCGTGTAACTTATGCAGCCACCAATATACAGTCTGCACAGCGCATCCGAAATTCCTAGACATTGCATATGGAGATTCATCCGGATGCTCCTTTATGTAATTTTTCTGTTCGTCTGTAAGTACGTTCATACGCTACTTCTTTTTATCTAACCATTCCATTACGTGATGATAAGCTTCATTTTGGTAACCTCTCATAAAATACTCAAAATTGTTTCTATTTTTAAGATATTCAGATAAGTCACCTCTCCAATAACCATACAGATTACCGAGAAAAACACTTGACATTTCATTGATACAACGCTTGATGAGCTTCTGTTGCTCAACATTCTTGTTGTAGTGAAAGAGTGAATACGATGCTCTTTTGATCCATTTCCACCACTTTGATGTGAACTTCTTTACTTCTATCTTTTCGGGAAGTTCCTCTCTTTTCGTGTGCATATCAATGAGTTTGTTGTACTCTTCTATGCTAATTGTTATTTGTTTCTCCATACGCTATTTATTTTTCTGTTCAAACTTTTGAATAAGAATGTTACAATCATCCCATTCTGCACAATTATGTACCCAATCTGGGATAAATGTGTGATGCGAACTAAGCTTTTTGAGCTTATCATTCAATGCGGCTTGTATTCTCATACGCTACATCTCCTTATCGAATTTATTGTCAACGACTTTAATATCCTGATAGCATAAAGGATAAGGTGCTATGCCAACCATAGCTACAAATGCACCAGCACTATACTCGATTACTGCCTTTACTTTAACGTAACCTTTGTAGAGGTCATATATCTCACGCTCCACTATATCCCCCTCCCAAATCTCTTTGCCTTTGCAGTCTTTCAGTCCTGTGAACTGGCAGACTGTAGAAGGGTCAACCTGATGTGCCTCGTTTCTATTAAGCATTGATTCACTCTGCCTATCCTCGATGATGTAGGTATTACCACATTCGGCATAAAAGTAACCTTCTACCCAAGTGTTATTGTCAAGACGTTTAGCCTTGAACTTGATATTTTCTACTTTCATAAGCTACTTATATAAAATTGTTACTCTTCTACTTTTATCAACCTTCAATATAGCCTCCTTGGCTTTATCAATCGAAGAAAACAAATACTCTGGGCAAAGGTTATATGCACCATAATCCCAATAATGGATAAGTCCAAATAACAATGAATGTCTCTTATCTACACGATAAGCAAGGATTGGATTATTCTGAGAATCGTAATGTATGCCTTTAATAGCCTTGCTTTTACGATACATATCTACTATTCTATATGTTGCCATAACTATTTTTCTTTAAACTCTCTTTAATTCTATTCTCGTGACACTGAATCATACGTTTATAAAATTCTATCATCTTTTCATTAACGAAAACAGAATCATATTTACCTATATAGTAATCTCCATTTAAGAGTTCGCTGACGTGTATTCGCACAACGTCTTGCGTCCAGTTATCTATAAAAAGATAATAGGTTTCACGATTAGGATGTACCATAAGGTACTCGTAGTAGTGGAATTTATCATTTTTAATAAATGTCACTAAGCAACCTTTTGTTAACTGACTTATGTCTTTTAATACTTCCATACCTATTTCTCCTTTGCAGTTTCTATTTTATTATCGTCTATCATATTTTTAAGTTTTATAATGACCTCCACGACCAGTATTGTGCTGGGGCTAAGAAGGTATATGGGCATAAAGCCTTAACTTACTTTCGCTCATTCTGTGTCGTGGAAGTTATATTTTATTTAGATTTTTTTGTACCTAAAAGATGCTCGTTGCCTTTATAAGGAATACACTCTGCGTATATTTCGCCTCCTACTGCATGATAGAAGTCACGTTGTTCACCACTTGATGATACACGATGTTCTGTATAAGCATATTGGCACAATTCCCACCCTCTATTGTTGTATTTCCCTATGTATTTCATCAAACACAAGTCCATAGGCTTAAACTCATACTTGGGCTTCAAGTCAACAATCATTTTCTTTTTAGCATCCCAAGCCTTGCCTTCCTTTGCGAGAGCACCAAAGAGCTGCTGCTTCTCTGAGTCTGTGGCAAAATTCATTTTGCCCTCAAAAAATGTCCACGCACAAGGCAATGTAGTATGACAATCTATTACACCTGTATTATTTGTTTGGAGTGCATGGAAAGCGTAATAATAGAAAGAACCTTCAGTTCTCAGTCTATTAAAAATAAAAACTATATCACAGTTTTTCTTATGCATAGTTACTATATCCCCATCCTTGAACTCTGGATGAGGTTTCTCTACTACCAAAATCTCACGATTGAGCTTGCCTCCCAATTTCTTCTCTAGAGTATTAATGTAGGTCTTGGCAGCATCCGTGGATTCAAGGCGATAATTACCAGTGAAGCAATTGCATTCTTCGTAATATTTAATATTAAATTTATCAGAGCAATCCAAGGGATGCTTACCTTTGAAATAAGTATAATCATCATTAAGGAATCCATCGAAAATTACTCTTCTCTCGTAAGCAGTATTCTTTAGCACATCGCCTTTCTTCCAGGCGAACTTAGCCCAGTCTCTCATTTTATCAGAAGGGAATAATAGACATTCTCCTTCATTATAAGCCTTGCCATCGTCCCAAAAATAGAAGACACCAAATGCGTCAGATTCTGTACTTATTTGTGGTTCTAATTTTTCGGATTCTATATATGATAATTTACATTCTCCACAGATGGGGGAATATAACTTAGTTCCTTGCGGCTTATCCTTTAGGATTTCCGCTACATTAATCTTTTCTTCCATATCACTTTACCCTTTTGAATTGAACATCCTTTCGATCTTTTCTTGTGCTTGCGCTACAGTTAAAATCACCGCAAACATTCTCATAGATATTGCTACTTATCTCATCAAAGAAACAACCACTACAATCAGCTTCTTTGATCTCAACCACCTTCAAGATGATTTCTGACCCAATAGGTAAATCTTCCATAGTTACACCTCCTCGTTGTATTTATTTTTCTTACGTTTTAAGTTAGCTATTCTAGTTTCTCTAAGGTATTCCTCAGATTTTTTCAATCCGAGTTTCTTAGCTTGCTTTGTAACCTCGTAAACGCTTCTGCCGAGGATCCTGGCAATCTTATTGTTTGAGGTGTTCGGGTAAGCGACGGATAGAGCTCTCGTCTGAGTCTCATTCCAAGGAGTGCCGGTATTGTCCTGTTCATTCTCCAGGAACTCACCATCAGCATTAAGGTTGAAGCCGTTGAGGATACAGGCATTAGCCAGAGCTTTCTCGGCACGTTTCCAGTCGAGGACCTTCTGACCGATAATCTCGAAGCCGAGGTTGAACTTGTCCGGGCATTCAGAGAACACCTCATCATCGACCTTGACCGAGTAGAGAATCTCCATAGCATTGCGCATGCGAGCATAAACTCCCCGAATAGGGTTCGTGAAGCGTTCTGCGATGTTGACGGCGTGGATACCGTTGTACTTATCCATCATCTCAGCGAAACGCTCTACCGAGCTTACAAGCATACTGCTCATCAGTTCCGACATCAGGAGCATTGTGTACATCTTATGCTCTTTGACGTGATGCTTGAGGAACTGGTTATCGATGGCATAGAAGCATTTCTGTACGTCCAGCTTCAAGTCATCCTCGATATTGTCCGTCATATCCATCCAGAGTTGGGACATACCGCATTCCTTCATATAGTGCATGAAGGCATCGATGAGTTCGTCAGAGCACTCCTTTGCTTCCGTGATTCTCTTCTTAGCCTCGAAGCAGAAGACTTTCTTGTTCTCCTTGATGAGGTTGTACGTATCGGTGATTTGCGTCTGAACGATTGAGGCAAAACCACCGACCATAGAATAGAAGAGCATATAGAAGCGGTTCACCTGCTCTTCGGTTGGCACTTTGACCGGAATTCTAGCCAACACCGGTCTGGAGAAGTTTGGATTCCATCCTGTCTGCATGCTACACCTCCCTCTCTACTGCCAATGCGCAACTGATGCAGAAGACCATCAGAAGCGAAAGGAAAACGTGTTCAACCATGAAGCAGATGAATCCGTAACCTGCGATGAAAGCTGCAATAACGAGCAGGATCATCACTATTGTATGTTTGTATCTCTTCATATTTACTTTGATTTAATATTTCCGTATGCAGCCATATAGCTATCAAGCTGCTGTGTTGCGTGTACTAGCTTCTGATTGTAGCTATCTCGTTCTGCTCTAGCCTTAGAGATAAAAATGAAGCTAACGATGAATGAGATTACTACCGTTATCACGATGAACAACCATGGTAGCTTGTGAACTGCCTTGTTGATTGCTCTTCCTAGGTTTCTGACGATAACCCAGGAGTAGATCCAGATGAACACTACCGCTTGCTTCGTGGTTGCGTTCTCGATACGTTCTTTCTGTGTCATAATTCTAAAATTACTTGGTTCGGTTGCACCAGTTATCGGTAGATTTCCAATAACCAGCTAACCATATTTCTTTTGGTGTCGCATCATGATGCTCACTGAGCCATTCCTCTGCCTGTTTACTTATATCAGCCATCGTTACATTCGTTTCGGTTACGCTCCTTATCTAAGTAATAAAAAGCATTCGGTTCAAAACACTGTTCTTCAACACATTCTGCGCACACATTTGCTGCGCCGTAAAGACGAGGCCGATGTTTACATCTTCTTCTCGTCCATTCACTGCATTTTCCTGGAGTTGCCATCTTTGTCACGTTTTGATTCTCTTTCAAGCTTTCTGTTTAAAACCTCAAGAGGAGATTTCTTAATATCAATACCTTTCAGTCGGCAGTACTCTTCATAAGATACGGCGTTTCTCCTAGCTTCTTCGTCCGCTTTCTTCTGACGTAATATATTCTTTTGACTCTCAATCTCGACTCTCTTCTCGTACACCTTACACATGTACTTGTCGAGAGCGATGAATAACTTCTGTGGATTTAAAGTCCTGCCGACATAAATCTCACCGTACTCACCAATGGAGAATTCATAGAAGAATCGTGTAAGCTCTCCTGGAGATACATGGTAATATTCCTGCCTGATACGCTGTGCAATCGCCTTGAACTGATAAGGAGTAGTAGCATCGAATGCACCTATAACCATAAACAGGTCAATAACCATTGTTTTGATCCACCATTCGCTTGCTCCTTCCTTGAAATACTTGTCGATTTCCACAAACGAAAGTCCGCCGTTCTTTACAGAGTCATACACCGTAGGAACGCTGCTGATTCTCTTTTGAAGAGTCGGGTATTTATTCAAGAACAAAGCGTATTGCGCGCCAAATTCCTCGATTGCCTTTTTGTACTCATCCGGCAAGGATTGAGTTGATCTTGTTGAAAGTTCGTTGCTGTTGTTCATAACTGTTTATGCTATTATTTTTAGGAGCGTACAACCCGGAATAGTTGTTTCCCATCGAATGCTCAACGATAACCTTTGCGTATTCGGGATTTCCGTTCGACATCTTTAAAAGCTTCTTTTTAAGAGCCGCAAGACCACGAGGTTGATACTTCTGACGTTTCTCTTTCTTGTATGCAAGCCACATATCAAGAGCCTCTTTGCAAGGGTAAATCTCCTCATGCTGCACTTCTTCCTGTTGCCCTTCTTCTTCAAAGTCGGATAAATCTTTGCCTAACGAGAATGCGGCTCCCATAAGAAATATTCTCTGTTTCTCTGCGTCATTAGGGAACAATTCGCTAGACTTCTGACGTATGTTAGTTGGTAACATCATAAGCTATTGTATGTAATTTTGTTGTCTTTCTATATCATGTTGAATATGAAGTAGTGCGATATATTCATCAGAATCAGGAAAATCAAATCCAGCTTCCTCTTTTGCCCACGATTTGAAATCAGAAATAGATTTGCTCATTTCGTCTTTCGTAAGGTCGGCAGAAGAACGAAGATACTTATAGCATTCTCCTGTGAATTTATCAATCCCTTCTCTGAGGAATATATCTTTGTTCACTACCAGCTTATAGAAATGCGTCTTAACTTCGTCTAGAGTGTAGCCGTATTGGAGGCCGAATGCAGATAGGAGCAAATGAAGATAGGCATTCTGATTCAAAGAACGTCCACGTTTCTCTTTCAGCTCTACCATCGCGCCTTTGTTCTCCAACTCGGCTACTTTTGTCCTAAACGTTTCAAGTTCAAACACATTTTTCAGGTTGAACCACATAAGCGTTTAATGTTTGTTTGATTAGCTCTACTCCCCTATTAAAAGGGAAGTTCCCCGCCACCCTGTTGTTGCGCCTGCTGTCCGGCCTGGATGGGATTCGGAGAATTACCTGGAGGTGTACCACCGCCAAGCATCGCATTGCCTCCTGCCTGTGGCGGAACATATCCACCTGTCTGTGGTGGAACATATCCGCCTGCCGGAGCATTGACGTTCTGTTGAGGGTTAAGAGGAGGATTCTGTGCAATCGGCATGAGCTTCTCGACTTTCCATGCGTTGATAGAATTAAAAAAGCGCCCCTGATATTCGTGAGCAGAGATATCGAAACTAACTTTTACGGCCTCTCCGATCTGGAGAGCAAAGCTGTTGATTCTATCCTCTCCGAAGACCTGGAAGCAAACCATTTTCGGATATTGTTCCTCGGTGGTAATCACGAATTCCTGTGACTTCCATTCCCCTCTTGCAGATACGCCAGAGTGCATCGGTAAGATGTTTGTTACTTTTCCTTGAATTTCCATTTATTTTTTGTTTAAAGAATTTTTTAAAACCAAATCAGCCAGCTCGTCAAAATAAGCTGCATCCTTGATAGCGGAGTCCTGTTCGCCTGTAACCTTTGATGCTATTGAGCCTTTCTGCATAATCAAGCTATAAAGATAACCGTCGATGGTATTTGTACCCATAAGAATCCACGATGTAACCGCATTCTTCTGGCCGTTACGATAGGCGCGGCATTCGCACTGCGATAAGTCAGCCATCGTCCATGGGAGCTCGACGAAAACCACATTGGAAGAAGCCGTAAGCGTAAGGCCTACGCCGGCTGCCTTGATGGAGCAGATGATGATTCTCTTTTTCCTAGCCTGAAAAGAATCAATAGCCCACTGCTTCTGCTGCTGGCTATCGGAACCGGTTACGGTGCAAACCTCATCCGGGAACTCTTTCTTGATTGCACTAACGACATCACGATGCTCGGCAAACACGATTATCTGCTCTTCGGTGTCATGGAGAAACTCTATAGTCGCCTTCATCTTCCCTCGCCCGGATATCGAGCGAAGGTTCATAAATCTGACAAGAGCCTTCATTCTCAGCTTTTTCCTAGCCTCTTCCTCGGAACAACTCCTATATTCGAGAAGGAACGTAAGCAGGTCTTTCTGACAGGTATCGTACTCTTCCTGCGTTTCCGGGTCGAGGGCAACACTGATGGTCGTTCTGGTCAGATCCGGCAAATCCTTGAGGACATCTTTCTTCTCTCTGCGGAAGTAACATGTTTCGTGTATCTTCCGGTTAAGCTCTTCAAGATTCTCATTCTCGCCGTACCTGTTGCAGAACTCACCAAAACCTCCGAACTCTTCGTTCAGGCGACCGAGGATAGCAAGCTGGCAGGCCAGGTCTGTTGCGTGATTTACAACGGGTGTACCTGTAAGCTCATAGATATACTCCTTACCCTGGCACAATCCCATGATAATTTTAGACTGCCTTGTTGATGGATCCTTGACTCTTGCAGACTCGTCGATAATCACAGACTTGATAATCTTCAGTTCATCACGAAACAGGAAGTTTTTCAGCCGTAACGGTTTCGGACCGAGGCTTACGACGAAGTATTTTGCAAGCGACTCGTAATTGCATATCACTACATCATACAGGTTCATCTTAGTAAGATGATATCCGTATGTTGCATTGACGGAATCGGTAAGAATGAGAGGCCGGAGGTTCGTAAACTTCTTTATCTCTCGTTCCCAATTAACCTTAAGTGCGGCAGGGCAAACAACAAGACAGGGGGTTGCCTTTGCACGTTCAATGGCGACGATAGACTGAACCGTCTTACCGGTTCCCATGTCATCGCCATTGATACAGCGCTTCATGGCAAGCTCCATGCGCACACCTTCTTCTTGATAATCGTATAATTTCGGTTTATCTGACATAATAATAAATTATAATAAACACCACATGCGGAAAGCCCATTCAAGAGCCTTCTCCCTACCACGCAAATACAACTCGTCACCACGTTCAATCTTCTTATAGAATACTTTCTTCTTGGTCTTGGAGACCGCAAAGATAAAGTCCTGGTTTCCGTATCTTGGGTCTATACTGTGCGTAAGGTCCATGTACCATGCACGGCTTCTATCCCAATCGACGAAATCGATCTGAGTCTCAAATTGCTCCTGTGACGTAGCTGCGGTGGTTTTCAAATCACCGCCGAACTCACCGAGCCACCAGTCGAACTTGCAGCGTACCGGAAGCTCGAACTCGAAGCCATGGTATTCCATCTTCATGTGCGGATTGATGAATGTTTTCTGACCGACCGCATTCTTCAGGACGAAATCAAGGAACCTATCCTTCGTTGCCTGTTTCTTCAGAACAGCAAGCCTGTCTAGACCCCATTTCCAATCCTTCTCCGTATATTTCTCGTCATCAACCGTCATGGCGTAATGATTGCACTTTTCCGGTTCGGTAACGAGAGCGTCAACGAGAGTTCCGAGATGGAAAGCCTTTCTCTTGTCCTCTTCCTTTACGAAGTTGAGCTGCGGGTTCAGGGCAAACTTCAACGCAGTGAGGTCCGAATTGGAGACCTCACCACGAGAATAATAAGGGTCAAACGGTTGTTCTGCCATATTACTTAGCCGTTACCTCATCCTCATATTTAATATAAGGAGAAACGATATACTCTTCTTCGCTGTTTGCGTGTTTCTCACACGCCTTGCGCATGAACTCCAATCTGGAAGCAAGCTTGTCTGGAGACATCTTGGAGCCTTCAATCGTCCACCACTGCTGGATGATGTCGAGCCAGGCATTCTTGTCGGTAACAACAAGGCGTTTTGTTACCTTGATTTTCTGCTTACCGGTTTCTCCAACGGAAGTCTGGGCAAAGAGCGACTGAGCCTGTGCAGTAGCGTGCTGGGCTGCATTCTCTGCATCACGTTTCTCCTGCTCAGCCGCAAGCTTTCTCTGCTGCTCTTCCTTTGCGGCTTCATCAGCCTTACGGATAGCCTCTTCCTTGGCCTTGCGTTCAGCCTCAGCAGCGGCAGTTTCCGCCTCTTTACGCTTACGCTCTTCCTCGGCAGCTTTCAGCTCCGCTTCCTTGGCCTTGCGTTCAGCCTCAGCAGCTTTCAACTCTGCCTCCTTGCGCTTACGCTCTTCCTCATCCTTGACACGCTGAATCTCCTCCTGCTTCTTGCGTTCTTCCTCGGCAGCCTTTCGGGCTTCTTCTTCCTTACGTTTGCGCTCTTCCTCAGCCTTTCGGGCTTCTTCTTCCTTACGTTTGCGCTCTTCCTCAGCCTTCTTGATTTCAAGAAGTTCAGCAATCTTAGAGTCAAACTTCATAAGGAGTTCGTCACGTGTAGTAGCGACAGTCTGCTTATAAGACGCAAGTAACGATGCGGAATTTTCCTTGTATGCGCCGTTCATAATATCCTTTGCATCATTTTCCTCAATTTCGGAAGAGTATGAAGGCTTGTTATTAACGAACAGATGTCCGAGGTCAAGAACATCAGAATACCCTGTAATACGTTTCTTAACTTCATCCTTGTTATCAAGGGTGAGAAGAGAGAACGTATTATTAAGTGAGTTGATAGCAGCAGAAGAATGCTCTGTAAGGAGATTGTTCAAGATATCAATCGTATCAGTCTTCAACTTAATCTTGGCCTCCTTGATGCGCTCCTGGCGCAGGCGTTCCTGCTCAGCCTTACGCTGCTGCTCAAGCTTATATGCCGCATACTCGTTGCGCTTCTCCTGAATCTTATAGACAACGGAGTCCGTATTCTTGACCGAGATAAGGTTCTCCATCATGGTGAAACCCTTGCGAACGATATCGAACACCTGGGTGACTCCCTTTCGGTTCTCCGTCATTGCTTTCTCTGTCAGTTTAGCTTTCTTGATAAACTCAGCGGCTCTCTCGTCAAGAGCATCGTTCATTCCGGAAACGCCAATATCAAACAACAGAGACTCACCTGCATTCACGCATGCCTCATAAGATTTCCTGTTGGCTTGCACCGCATTTTCCGTATCAGATTTTAGCGTTGCAATCTGTCTTGTAATATTGTTGGCTTGTTGTTGTACCAACTGCAATTCTGTGTTTTCTGCCATATATAACAATTTTAAAATGGTGATTCACTATCGACCTTTACCTTGACACCTTTATCTTCCGGTACGGTACCTCCGGCACCAAAGGCTTCCTGAGACGGCTTCTGCTGAGTCTGCATATCGATGTCGGCCTGCAACAGCGCACCAAGACCAACCTTCAGCTTAGGATAGCCCTTGAACGCATGCTTGCACGTCTTCGAGATAAGGAAGCCTGTATCAATATCCCTGAAATACGTTCTGCCATCGTTACCGACATAGTTTCCGCCGTAAAGAGCGTTTGCCTTATGATCTTTACCGCCGAATTTAGCCGAATACTCACGCAAGCGGTCAATACCTTCACGATCAAGAACAAAATAATCGTAGGCATTATTCGGAAGGATAATCTTCACATAACAAGCAACGATAAGTGAATTTCCAGGTCGAGGATAAGTCTTTGTGTAATCAATATACTTATGACCGTCACGTTCGCCGAAACGGAAATCGTCACAATCGTAAACTACGACAGGATTGTCACAGCGGATAATCTGACCGGCACGCTGGCGAAGAAGAATTTCTCCATATCCAGTATAGGTGATCTTGGCCGTATAAGTCGATTGTCGGGTATTCTTGTCGTAGTTACTGTACCCCATAAGGTAACAGAGTGTCGTAGTTCCCTTTTCGAGAGACAAACCGTTAATCGCCAAGTTCATGAAGGCATCGTGAATATTCAGTGACGGAGCCTTTTCAAGGTAACCCTTGAATGAGCCGTTGAGAAGTTCTTCGTTGAAGAATGTCTTCTGTTCTTCGAAGAATACTTCTCCGCCCTCTCCGAACTTCTGATTGTACACCTCGATGAATCTGTCTCTTGCCAAATCGCAGATCTGATTATGAGGCGTTTTGTTTAACTGCTCTATATCCATTTGTATAGAATTAAAAATTAATGTACTCTATTAATGTAACAGAAGTAAGTTTCCACGTTAACCTTTTCTCCCTTAGGAGTAACCCTTTCGTAGTGTCGTGGAATCTTACCGAGCTTTCTTCCTGTACCCTCTATATAGTCTAGGAAGACAGCTCTAGCCGCCAGAGCTCTAGCTTTCTTTGTGTCGAGTTCCATCAGGCAGGAATGAACCTGTCTCAGATGGACCACGGCAGCAGCTTCGCCCCGCGGCATAGATGCGATGATTTCGTTGATTCTACTCATTATACCTCCATAATAGGAATCTCAGGACAGAGCTCACGAATCTTGTCAAGCTCCGTATTGATGATCTTGTCACGGGATTCTTCGATGATACATTCTGCATCAGCAGAGATAAGCGTCAGCAATGCCGTATTGCCTTCAACGTGAGCGATAGTCTCGATAGAAAGCTTCTCTGGCTCTGCGCCCTTGAAAATTGGAACGTTGATAACGAACGATGAAGGAAGGTTAGAGTCTACAGCCTTCTCGTAGTTGTCAGTTACAGAGCCATTATCGCTGAGTTCCTTCTTGATTGTTGTCTGAACCTTTGCTGAAAAGCTCTTGAGGAGATTGACGAGCTCCATGTTCTTCTCCTTCGTCTCGAAGTAAGAACGGTTGAGACGGAAGAAGTCACCAAGCTGGACCGGTTTCCATAACTCGCCATCGTTGATATGGAATCCATTAAACTGGCGAGACAGCTGAATGGAGCCAACGATAGTCTGCATCTTGCGCATATCGTTCTCGTTTGTTACAAGGGTAACGGTAAGTTCCTCTCGATTGACCTGGATATGTGTATGCTCCTTGTCAATCTGTTCTGTACCCCAACGCTTTTCAAGGAAAGCATAGATACAGGTAATGACACCATGCACATTAAGATTCAGCGGCTCCTTGATAGGAAGCTTATAAGGGTTCTCATTACCAACCTCACGGATAACAAGCTCCGCAGAAGTCTGTCCCGGAGCAAAATTTACTTGCATTTTTTCATTGTCCATTTTATAAAATGTCTAAAAGTTAAAACAAAGTGAAAGCAGACTACATAGCCTGCTTGTCACGGATAATTGAATACATATTCTTCGGGAGTTCGTCACGTGTTGCCGGACGGGAAGAAACAAGATTGCCCTCCTTGTCATAGAAGGCTGTCATCTTAGAATCACGGTCAACGAACTTGTAAACCTTCTCGTTAACCATACTGCCCTTCTGCTTGATTTCCTTAAGGAGAGAAGAAATCTCTTCCTTGATAGGCTTCAGCTCTGCCTTTTTCTGCTCACGGAAATCCTTGATTTCCTCCTCGATGTCAGATGCACGCGCAGACTGAAGGGCAAACAGATCCTTCTTCTTCATCAGCTCATCAGAGTTGAATCGCTTGACGAACTCCATCTTTTCTACGGAATCAGCGTTGTTGGCGAGGAAATCCTCACGCTCCTCCAGGTCCTCATACTCGTGACCGAGGGTTGCTGCAATAGTTGCTTTTTCTTTTGCCATTGTTATATGAATTAATGTGTTAATACTCGGCGCCAGCGTCCACGCTTAAATTTCTTGTCCGCGTGGATTCCGAACAACTTTGGTGTTGTGACACCATTCATCATAGGAAGCACATTGCACTTCTTCAAAATACTTTCGAAATGTGAAGAAGTGACAGGAACGTGGCAGATGATGTTCTTCTTGACATCATACAAGTTGCCGTACTTTGATACTACACCCATTACTCGCCCTCCTCTATTACTTTCAATAACTCACGGAGACCTTCAACGCCTGGCATCTCTCCGTTTTTTACTTTCTCCTTGAGCTCATCAAGCTTCTTTAAGCTTTCGAGGTAAGAGTTCTTCTTGTCATCAAGCGCTTTTAAACGCTTGGTGATTCCCAGTTCCTGGTTGTCACAGAGAATGGTATCCAATGCGATGCCGGCGAAAAGGTTCGTATTATTCTCCTTCTTGCCTTCGTCATCAATCTCGTCGATATCACGAGTAAACTGGTTCTTGCCGTCGATAACCTTCTTGATTTCATTGAACTCAGAAGGATTCTTCGAGATGTCGAATGCTCTGTCAACAAGAGCCTGCTTGTCAATTACTACACTGACGATAATTTTGTCTTTGTCCATAATTTAAAATATTTAGAATTAAACTACTATTCCTCCTTATCCCAACCAAGGGATTTTGTGATAAACGCACCTGCTGCGAACATTAGTACCGTCAGCAGGAAACTATTGATAATGATACTCATAGCTGAAACTTTTTGATTGGTTTTTTGCCGAACAGCAAGTGACAGCAGAGATTGATAATCTCCGCCACCACGACAATGATCAGCATAAAGAATAGATATACAACAACAGAATATTTTCTCATTTTTACACCTTATTATATAATAGTACAATCAGACGGTGGATAATCAACGATTTTCCACTCGTCCTTCTTCACCTTGATAGCCTTTCGGAATGTCACGACAGGCTCGCCGTTGTGACGCTTCCTGTTGTGGGCAATAAGTCTTGCGACAACAGCCTTCGTCGTTATCGAGAACTCTCTGAGCTTCGAGGTGTAGAGGCTCTTGACATCGCATATCACAACCTTGTCTCCTTCCCGGTAAACGAAGTCGGCGGTATAGTTGTGACCGTAAAGCAGCGACCTTCTCTCATACTTAACCTTAGTCTTGAGCTGCTTCGGTTTCAGCATCCATACCGGATTGATTGCCGTTATGGTTACCTGTCTGTGGATGCAGCTTATGCCAGGATCATCGAGGATGGTCTGCAAGTACAGGTACTCTTCCCTGGAATCGTATTCGTTCCCGTCTGGAGCAAAATACTTCTTAGAACCTACTCGCCCCATGCCGCACCCGCCTCCTTTGCAGGATTCTTGTAGAGATGATTGAACGCTGCCTCGCCGAAGCGTTGCCACTTACCGCTGCCCCATTGTACGAGATACTCGTCTCTGACAGCCTCCTGCTTTCCTTCCGTGTACTCGGGATTCAGGCGAACGAGAATGTCCCTTCCATTCTGTTCAATACTCTCGACGCATTCTAGCTTCTTGAGCTCCCTGATGTTCTCCTTGCGGATTCTTATTGCCTTTTTTACCTTCATATTGTTTCCAACTCAAAACAATCGGGAGGAGGCCGAATTGACGACCTCACTCCCTTCTTGTACCATTAAAAACTAAAAAAAAACTTATGACATATACATTGCCGTGCCTCGTGCAGGACTCGAACCTGCGACTTACGCAGTCCCATAGGGTGACTACAGCTCTAACCAGCTGAGCTAACGAAGCAAGCCTCCTACTTTCGCAAGCAAGAGGGGATATTTATGGAATATATGAATCATTTATTGCTGAACGCCTTCAGACCAATAAGATAATATAAAAAACAAATAAACCTTCCATGAACAAACTTATAGTAAACCCAGGGGAGACTCGAACTCCCAACCTCGCGGCTGATTCCACGGCTCTATCCAGTTGAGCTACTGGGCTAGTTTCAACGTTTTAATTAAAATTTAGGAAAAATGAAAAGTATCTTTTGGAGTGGCGGATGGACTCGCACCATCGACCTCCAAGGGCCTTCCCCTGGCGCTCTGCTACTGAGCTACGCCACCTGAATATATATCAACTACGCACAATGGGCTATTTTAAGGCGCCCGATACTCACGTACAGAGCGCACGAAACTAAAAATAAATCTAAACAAATAAAAATACGATCACCTCCTCGCCAGGAGAGTTAACCAGAACGCATTTTAAACTAAAATTATACTCACAATTTTCATTCTTCGTGAATCTGGGACGAGTCGGACGTTCCTGTCTCCGGATGATGTCCCCGGCGCTCTACCGTTGAGCTACAGATCCATATTGTGCAGTCTATCTTCACAGACGGGCTGCAACAGTTATGCAAAAACATTAACAAAATATCTATAGAAACAAGATATGAGCCTGTCTTCGCAGACAGATGTCACACCGAATTAAAAAAACAGCGTAGAGGCATCGTTGTGCCTCTAACCAAATCCAAAAGTAATCTATGGGAGACGACGAGGGACTCGAACCCCCATCTCACGACGATAAGAACGGTATCATCTAGTTGTCGCTGTGCTTCCAATTACACCAGTCGCCTCTTTTATCTGAATTAGCAAGAACCTCAAGTCTATGTATTCTACACCTTTTATATATAATATAAGAGGCTTGCCAACGCCAACCATTCTCGACGGTGGACTTGCATGGCCATAGGGTTCTTTGACTCTCCGGTGCCGGGGTGATAGGTCCAGGCACCTTCGGCCAGAGATTTACATCTTCTTCTCATTGATCCGCCGCTTACCACGACAATTCTTCGTTCCGTGGCAGTTCGGCGGATGGGAAATTTATGAAAGAGTAAATCCTGTCTAACTGGTCTTCCGTGCTACGTGCGTTCCTTCTGGGCATCTTCGCTATAGGTTCCCGACCTGAGATAATTAAATCCGCTCTACCCGTACTATCTTACACGTACACTAACGCTATAATGCGCTATATGTCCAATATGTCAAAGAACTACTTCTCCTATCCTTTTAGAATCTCTACTGATGCAAGATTGTAGCTGCACGGACTACCTTACTTTATAAGGTCGTGGACTTACATTTGCACCATTCGAGATACACACGAAACGGAATTAGTAAGAGAGTGTGAACCAGACGAGATTCGGACTCGTGGCCTATCCCTTAGGAGGGGATTGCTCTTCCGCTGAGCTACTGGTCCATTTTGGAGCGGACTAACCAATTAAAAATCCGCTCCGCTATTCACCGCTGTGAACTAAGTTAACAATACCCAACTAACAATGAGTTTTTTTTCATTAAAGCAACAGAACCCTCACGGGCAAATTCAAATATATACGAAATATGTTAAAGTATTCTATCCTTGGACATCAACATACCTTGTGTCCTTCAATCAGCTCATCTACATCAGACTTTTTGAAGAATGCGGTATTACCTATCATATAATGATGAATCTGGCCGCTCTTTCTTAAGTCGTGTATGTATCCTGTGCTCATACCAATATACTTGGCGAACTCTTTTGTGGAGAGCCATATCTTTTCGACAGGCTCTACTGATACTTTCTTGCGAGGCATAGGCTTTACCTTTTAACTGATTCTTGCTCTATAGTCGGTATAATACCACGGTTCTTTAACTCATCATACAAGAATAGTCTTCCTTTCTGAGTCCACTTTGTGTGCATTACAGAACCTGCACTACCGTCACGATGAGTGATAGAAACTGTTTCTGACTGAACGTAACCACAAGGGAGATACTTTGCGTAGAGAATCCACTGACCACCAACTTTACGTTGAACGCCGAAGTTTCTCAGCAAGATATTGAACGCTTTTGCTGATTGACCATAGTCTTGAGCAATCTGGGTCGTTGTAACGGTCTCCTTGCTCGAAAGGATTGTATCAACATAACTAACCTTTGGCTGCATCTCGGTGATTGTAGCCGAGAGCTGTACAATCTCTTTGTTCTTCGATTCTAGAGCAAACTGTTGTTGCTCTATCTTCTCCTGCTGCTTTGCTGCAAGCATAAGGGCCTCGGAGAAAGACTGAGGTACTTGATACTGCTCCAGGTGATTCTTCTTCTCAAGTTCTTCAAGCTTATTTATGATTTTCTCACGGAGCAAAGCGTCATAGCCGCTCGCTAAAATCAAGCAACCCTTTGGTGTTAGCTCAAACATTGGCCTCACCTCTCCTTTTTTATCTTTATAATTAACCAATCCAAAGTTGGATCCGTTAACTCCCTGCTCTATCAATGAGCGAATGTCACGCATCACATGAGCATGCTTTTTCCCGGTTATCTCTGCAATTTCGAGAGATGTCATTGTATCGGTTCTTCCGAGTTTTATAATTTCCTCCATACTTTAATCTTTTAAAGTTTACTACTCAACCGGAACCGCCTCGATGACCAACGTCTTGTTTTCGAAGTTAGCCTTCGTCTTGTATCTCGCCACACCTTCAGGCGGTTCGGTCTTACCTAGCAGCCAAGCATACTGTCGAGCCGACATGATAGCTTTGGCGTTATCGAGTACAAACACCTCGATTTTTCCAGGCTTTATGCCTAAAATGTCTGCCTTTGTCAACTTTTTCATCTTGCTTTATTTAATATTAACTATAATTATTTGGAGGTTTCGCGGAAAAGTCGTATATTTGCAGTGCTAATGTAAGATACGGCATTTTCGGTTGCTTCGGCCTCCGTTTGTGTCAATGTTGTTTTATTGCTTTAACTGAATCACGAGTGCAAAGGTAATATAAAAAGGCGAACAAAACAAATCTTTTTGAAAGAAAGTCCGCCTTTTGTGTTCTTTTTAACACTTTTCTTGATTCTAGTTGTATATATGAAACTAAAAATAAAAGATTATGAACGGAGTTATAGAAAGAGTTGCCGAATTGATCAAAGAGTTGGGGCTAACACCGAATGCTTTCGCAAAAGAAGTCGGTCTTGGTTCGTCCAATCTAAGTAGAAAACTGAAAGGAAGTACGCCTTTTACCGTAAAAGACTTCGTTAAAATCTGCGATTCGATAGGCGTAAACAGAGAATGGCTCGAAACCGGAGAAGGCGAGAAACGAACCTATTCATTAGGATTCGATAAAGATTCGCTTAACCGGTCAATCGATAAAGCTTTTACACAATGCGCTCACGGAGACGACGCAAAGCCTTTCTATGACGTAGACTTTGTATTGGGCTTTAGTGAGATGTATAACGACTCTCCTAACGTACCAACTAAATACATCTCTGTTCCTGGTTATGAGAAGACGGATTTCTGGTGCCGAACATCAGGTGACAGCATGAAGCCCCTTATAAGCAATGGAGATATCATAGCTCTGAAGCAGATTCTTGATTGGAATGAGTTCTTGCCTATGAACGAAGTGTACGCCATTATGACGACTAACGACCTCAGAACAGTGAAGATCATCCGCAAGGGTTCGGACGAAGAGCATTTCACTCTTCACTCATACAACGAGGAGTACGAGGATCAGGAGATACCAAAGGAGGCTATAACGAAAGTGTTCAAGGTTCTTGGGTCATTAAAGGCAATATAATTAATTATAAATGTTGATATTATGAAGAGAATATTAATCATATTAACAGCAGCATTATTCTCCAGTGCTTCTTATTCGCAAGTAGTAATGGGAAGAGACATATGCACAACCAGCAAGAAATACGCAGCTTTCCTTGCGACAAGGGGATACAAACCTTACGAAACGGTTTCTGGAGTAAAAAAGTTCAATGTAAAATTTGCGGGTTTTACTAACGTAAGAGAAGAAGTGCATTACGACACTAGCAACGACTCTATCACGCAAGTAAAGTTCATTTTCGAAAATAGGACTCAAAGCGAACTGGAGGACGCATACTTCACACTTCTCAAGCAATACAAACAGAAGTACCCTGAAGGGGAAAACGGGGACATGAAATGGGAAGGAATTGATATGTATATGTGGCACTACAACCCATCCAAAGGCTCGAAGAGGTCCATATATCTAAGCATAGACAACATCAAGCATGAGATGCAGGTGCAATACTTCTCAAACTACGAAGAGAAAGAAAACAAGAAAATAGAAATAAGTAGTGATATATGAAAACAGCTAAAGAAATCCTTGACGGGAAAATCTACAATAGATTCGATCTAGCAAGAGCTTGCGAAGATGTAGCGCGCTTTTTCGAAGAATCGGAAGCGAGTTCCAAGTTAATAATCAGCGGAAAACAATTTGATGACATAAGACCAGACGCAGACTTCTACGGATACTTTATGTACCAAGGTGACGAGGCCGTAAACAAACTTGTAAACTCTAGAATAGCAACAGAAAAGATGGGGTATATCGGCTTAGACTTTGCCTTAATAGAAACAGAAAGCTCTTGCGTCAGAAAACTTGTTGATGAGCTTAGAAAGAACAAATTCTACGCAGAAAGAGTTTGCGCAGGGATTTATGTTGTGACAATAATATAATTTTTGTGAGCAATATGTGAGTGAACAATCATTAATTGCATTGAAAATCATCAGTATCAGCACATTAACAATTCATACGAGAGTCTTCCCAAGCCTGTGAGGCGGGTTCGACTCCCGTATCTCGCTCAAATACTGATAATCAGCCACTTACATTATTTTTCACCATTAAAAACATAGTAAAACCCATCATTTTCAACCACAAAATAGGTACAAAAACGTGCATAA